TTAAATTAAGTTGTTATTGTAAACGCCTAATAAATCTACATCTTTTACTTTCTTTTTTATTTTTTCTTTATCTATTGTATAAAAACCGAGTTGTTTCATTCTATTTAAATAAATACTTCCTGCAAAAGTGAACCTCTTCTTAGATCCACCTTCTTTATGCATCTCTTCATTGGAGTAAGATATGAAGTCTCCTATTACTAAACTGCTTGGCAATTGCAAATAATCCATATTAGCCAAATATCTTACTGCATTATGTCCAGCTAAAGATCCCGTACAAATTGCTTCTGCAACAGCAACCAAAATACAATGTTTTCTTTTAACTTTTATGAAACTTTATATAAATGTTCCTCTGATAAAACTTTTGGGGATAGGCTTAAAAATGAAAGACTTAAAAAAGGCTTATCTCAATACGATTTAAGTAATTTAACAAATATAACTAGAGCTGCTCTTTCAGAATATGAATTAAATAATATTATTCCGACTAAAAAAACAATCTTAAAAATAGGTTCTGTATTGGATATTGATTATATTTGTAATGAGGGTTATAGTAAGTTAATTATATCTAATTTTAATGAAAAATTAAAGTTGTGGAGATTAAAAAATAACTTTTCTATTACAAAAGCAAGTACTTATTTTAATACTGATAGAAGTACTTATTACAAGTGGGAAAAAGGCATTTTTAATATAAGTAAAGATAAATATTATCACAATAAAAATTTAATAGATTCTATATTAGATTTATAAAAGAAATGGGTATAGACAAAGCTAGAGTAAAATTAATTACTCTAGCTTTTTAAAACTATTGTGATTTTACAATTTTTTAAATATCATTTAATGTATTTATCAATTTATCATATAATCTATTATTTATTTTTATTAAACTTTTTTTACCATCTTTAAACTCTAGACTAACAATATGATAACATATATGCATATTTGAGGTAAATATTGCAAGAACTCCTAATGGTCCAATTAAATATACACCTATAACTAATCTAGCTATTATATCCAGAATATTCTTTTTATAATTTGTATGTATTAATTTATAGTTATCTACTACATCTTTAGAAATATTTAGATTTAAATTTTCACTTTCTAATCTCAATATATCTTTACTATGTTTAATTATACAATTTTTATAGTCTCCTCTAATAACAGTATTTATCATAATTTTTTCTCCCTTCAAAACTATATTTATATTATATATTTTTTATGGAATAAAATAAAGGTTTTTGGTATTTTTTGTAATATTATATGATATATTGTATAATATATCAGTAAAATTTAACCAAAAAGGAGATAAGATTATGAAAAACTTAAAAAAAATATTAATGTCTTGTATGATATTTACATTAGTCTTAGGAGGTAGTTCTTTTGCCTCGGAAAATGAAAATCCAAATAGTGAATATTCAATAAGCGAGTATGAATTAGTAAAACAATTAGAGTCAAAAAGCAATTCTGAATTAAAACGTATGGGATATGATAATGAGGATATAGATCAAATAAGAAATTATGATGAACTATTTAAAGAAAATATTGAAGAAATTAAAGGTATAAATGAAGATGTCCTAAAAAATGATTTTGAATATACAGATGAACAAATTGATATAATACAAAATTTTAATGGTTCTGAATCCCAAATGGCAAAGGCATCTGCTTCTGTAAGTGTTAAAGCAACAAAAAATAGTTCTAGTTCGACAAGTAAAATATCGCGATTGAATGTAAAAATAAGATTTGTATGGTCTGGAATTCCAGCAACTCAATTTATAGATTCTTTTGCTATGGTAAATAGCGAAAATATGTTTTATGACAATAAATCTACATTATTTACTTGTACATATGTTGCAGGAAATGGATATCAAAGAACTTATCGTTTTAGTTTAAGAAGTAATGATGCAGGAACTACTGGAGCTGATGTTAGTTTTCCTGTGTATAAAAATCATGGAACTAAATATTATTTAAAATCAGGAAGTGCAAATGTTCCTCTTCATAGAGAGCATACAAGCGCAAATAAAATAATATCGTGTGGTATAGGTGTTGCATATGGTCATGCATTACTTCCATCTACACCAATAAGTGTATCATATAAAAATTTAAGTATAAGTTTCTCTGGTAAAGTAAGTAAAACATATGATACTTTTAAATTCAAGCTATAAGCATTTTAAAATTTATTGAATATTTTTCCAAAATAGAAAAAGCCTTGCTAGTAGTATAATACTAACAAGGCTTTTTTCTATTTTTCTACAGATATATATTTTTTATTTAAAGATAACCATCCTTTTCTGTATGGAGCATACCCCCATTTTCCATTTTTAGATATTTTAGTTATTTTATACCTCACACCTTTTGGAGCTGTATGTAATATATCAGCTTCAGTTGTTGGTGACTTTCTTATATTAAGTTTTCCTTTTGTAATTACATAATAAGGAACTTTATTTGTTATATACTCACTAGTTGCTGGTTTAGTAAATCCATTTAATCCTTTTGATTTTATAAGAGATGGATAATCTACATAACAATAGTTTTGGTCAGTACTTGCAGAAGGTATCCCATTTATTTTTTTATTTCTAAGCAGATTTGTCTCTCCTCCAAACTGCCACATCATTAGATCCTTTTCTTTGTAACCACATTCTTTTGCATAATGAGCTATCCATTTATCATACTTAGAAAGTTCACTTTCAATAAGATGATCTCTTAATATATATTTGCCTGAATAAATTGCAACGTAGTATCCTGCATCCTCTACAACCTTAGCCATAGCTTTTACTGCATCTGTTAGTTGTCTTTTTGAGGTTTTCTTTAATACTTCTGTATCTTCTATATCCAAGAATATTGGATATTCAAACTTCTTTCCTTTAAGTAAATCTACTATAAATTTACCCTCTGCTTTACCTTCTGCAACAGTAGCACATCTACTATAGTAATAAGCTCCTACAGGCATTCCTATAGCTTTTGCCTGTTTATAATATTCTTCAAACTTAACATCCTTTGCCATTGTTTTACTAGAAGATAAACTAGTTCTTCCAGCTCTTAATATTGCATATTTTACACCTTCAGATTTTACTTTACTCCAGTTAATAGTTCCATTGTGATAACTAACATCAATTCCAAATATTTTTTCCATTTTATTTACCTTCCTTTATTTATATTTTTATAAAATAAAAAGTAACTTCACATGATCTAGCAAAGTTACTTTAATAAATTAAGTTACTTACCTTGTATTAAATTTTTAAATATTTGATGTAAACCTGTACTTGATAAACCACTAAATAATCCACCTAAAAGTATTTCAGGATTTATATTCCATTTATTTAACCAAATATTTAATATTACACCCAATATAGCCATTATCAATGGGATATGCTTATTATCTATTGAAGGAAAACTTGTCTTAACAACATATCCTACACATACACATATCCCTACTACCAACACAACTAAATAATTAGTTAAAAAGTTTAAATCCATTATCTTTACCTCCTAATTTTTTATTTCAATAAAAAAGCAATAACCGAACTTATCAAAGCTCCAGCTATTGCTCGCCATATCCACGTATTTGAATTTTCTAAATCTGTTATTCTGTTATTTGCTACTTTTATTTTTTCTTCTATTAATTCAGTCTTTAGATTATTATTTGTATTTATATTTTCTAATAATACTTCAATCCGTACTAGCTTTTCTCTAACCTCTTGGATTGCATCCTCTTTTTCTGGCATAAATTAATCCTTTCCTTTAATTATTTTAAAAAGTTATTTTCAATATAAGTCATTATATTGTTTGAGCTATTCTTTAACTCGTCTTGAACAATAAATCTACTTTCTTGAACATTGTTATTTATAGCAACACCATCTTCGTTTATTTCTGTGTATGTATAACTTAACCTTAAACCTTCAGACATTTTTATTACACTAAAACTAGTTAATATTTTCATAATTCAAATCCTCCTCTATAATTTCCATTAAGTCCTTATTTTCAATTGATCTTTCAACATAATTAATTATAAATTCTTCTAGTGGTTTATTTTGAATATCTTTTGTAATTTCTTCATTTATAGATTTTTCTATTTTTCCATCGAAATTTACTCTTTCTTGAATATATTCTTCATCTAAACCATGGCTCTCACCTATTCTAAATGGATTTTCTTCCCTTTCAAATCTATAATCTTCGTATCCTTTTCTTTTTGCTTTTATTTCATATCCAACTTCTAAGTTAGGTGTTCCTTTTATAATAAAATGAGTTGGATATCTTTCTATTACATTTGCTATACCTTCTCCATAAACACTTAAAAAAACCTGATATTTTCTAGAAGTATTTGCAGTTTCAGTAAATATAGAATCTATATAGACATAGGAGTAACCATCATTATCTAATATTGTTTCACCTATATCACCGAAATAATAATCTGCTGTTTCATAAGCATTTATATCTACATATCCAACAGACGTTTGTACACAAGCATTTTTAGTTCCATAGGCTTTAAAATCTTGACATGTTAATTTACCTCTTGTACCATCATTATTACCATTACATACTTTAACTTCTACACTTGAAGTAACATTATAACCTTTCCAATAATTTAAATTTAAATTTCCACTATCATGATTACTATTAACTTGACTAGAACGAATAACAATTCTTTCTACGAAAGTACTTTGAATAGTATCTTCATTTATACTGTTAACTTCTTTTAATTTATAGTTATTAAAATTAGTATTTTTATATATATTTAAGGTAGATGAAGATCCTTCCAATACCTTAGTACCTGAACCTGGTTCTCCAACACCAAGGGAAAATACATCTTTGCCTACTACATCAGCAGAGCGTTTATTAGCACTTGTTTTTCCTCCATAAAAGTAAGCAATTGATTCATTGGTATCACTCCACCAATTATAAAAAGTAACCTGATTTTCTCCAAAATAGCCTGATTTACGATCTCCATTACGAGTTCTAAATATTCCATATAGTTCTAATCTTCCACTACTATTTACCTTAAATACTTCTTCATTGGTATCAGTTTTTATTATCTTAAATCCATTAGCACTTATTGTAGTTTTTGATTTTACATTACTTGATGTTACTGTTATACCATCTTTATCTATTGTTGTTATTCCATCATAAACTTCCGAAGGATGCGGACTCCAAGGTTCTACCAACTCTCCTTCTGTTAACAATACTCCTGTATAGTAATACGTTCCACTTGTGCCACTACCTAATGTACCTAGTCGTATAGATGCTGTAGTTGTTGTAGCTTTAAATGTTATAGATAAGACTTGATATTTTTCTTCCGGACTAGTGTATGAATGAAGATATTTATCATCATGATAAACTTGTATACCTGTTTTACCACTAGTTGCTTTAACTAAAGCACTTAGAGTATATTGCTTCCCTACTACTAAGTTATCTACTATTTGATATACTCCTTGTGATGCTCCATCAGCTACTATTTTCAGACATTTAGCAAACCCCGAGGTTGTAGAGCTAGTTACTGTTCTTGTACAAGTCCCCAAGTTGCTCCAATTCCTTATGTCTCCAGTTAAAAAAGCACTATTATAAAGCTTATTATAACCACCATTAGCAGTAAATTTAGCTTGCAACTTGTCCACTGTCTGTTGTACTTGAGAGTGTGTCTGATAACCTTTAGAAGTTACAATTCCATTAACATCATTTGAAGTTGTATAATGATTACTTATTATTGTCGTTAGCCCTTCTTTAGTTAATTTTTGTTCTGCACTTTGCATTCTAGTTTGTAGGCTAGTAACTTTCCCATCAACAGTAGTTTGAGTTTTCTCTACTTCAGATACTCTACTTGTAATACTAGATAGATTAGTTTCTATCGATGATACTTTTGACTTGGTAGAAGATATTTCTGTTTTATTTGTATCTATCTGTGTTTGCACATCTTCAGGAGCGGGTGTCCATCCTATGTCTTTAGTTCCAAAATAAACTCTAAGATTAGATATAGTGAATGTTCCCACCATGTTATCTGTTCTTATATATACTGATTTTGTATCCCTCTCCATAGCTGGTTTCCATATATTTTTAACAGTCCCCTTAGTATTAGTTGGACTTATTGTTTGTGTACCCGTCACTAACCCATACTGTGGTTCTCCAGTTTGCATGTAGAATGTTCCACTAGGATTTTCACCCTCATATTTCCAATCAAAGACTACTATTAATTCCTTACCCTTTATATCAGTAAGGTATGGTACAGTAAAATGATAAGTACATCCAGTTCTATTAGTTGTACCTGTTCCAATAATAGATTTAGATGTGCCAGTATCTTTAACAATATTTCTTCCACCGATTTCTAGTCCATCAATTTTACTATTTGCACTATTTGCTATATTTAATGCATTTGTAGCATTTGAGTTAGCAGCATTGGCAGTATTAGTAACTGTAGTCACATTTTTTTCAGTACTAGATACTCTCGCAGTTATACCATCTAAGTCTCTCTCTACTGTATTTACTCTAGTTTCAACACCTGTGATTTTTCCTGTATGCTCATTTATTTTAGTCGTATGACTTACAATAGTGCTATTCATAGAGTTTACGGTTTGAACGGTTCTATTGTAATCATCTTTTAATAATATAGTCTGACCATCTTTAACTATTTGAGTATTGTTAATAGCTGTAGTTATTTGACCTTGCATTACTCCTATAGTAGTTGAATGGCTCTCTGTTAAAGATTTAGTATCATCTGCTTGTGTTTTTAATTGATTAAATGCAACATCTAAAGTTTGATTCTGATTATTTAACATAATCTTAGTTGATTTAATTGTATTTGTATTTGTGTCTTTATTAAATCCAGTTATAAAGCTACTATAATTTATTTGTTTTTCACCAACAGCATCACTTGCTATCATGTCACTTATAATTAAATCGTCAGCTATAGCTCCTTCTTTAATTCCTGTATGATCTATCAATACACCTGTTCCAGTTTCATCAAATAAAGAAAAAGTAAAATTATTATTTTTATCTCTCCCTATCTGAACTCTGACTTTATTGTTTTTATCCTTGAATTGTTGTGTTGCTCCAACAATCTCTATTCCACCATCATCAGATTTAATTCTAAATTTGTTGGTAGAAATATCTCCTGCATTAATCTTAGAAACATCTAAATTTGCTATCATGGCATTAGTGATAAATCCATTTGCTATTGTTAACTTATCTGATGTTATTCCTCCAGCTTGAATATTTTCACTAGATAAATTCCCATTTACAAGTGTTTGAATTTTACCAACTTCAGCTTCTACTGTGCCTATTTTAGCGGATACAGCTTCTAGTTGAGTTATACTTGCTTTATTTGCTTCAAGTTCATTTATTTGTGCAGTGTGGGTTACTGTAAGTTTATCTATAACTCCTACATTAGCTTTTAATGTTCCAAACTCACCTTCTATAGCTGTTAACTTTCCAGTTATAGTTACATTTTCTGCAATTAAATTTTCAATTGTGGCGTTAACTGCTTTAAGATCTTCTATATCCGCCTTATTAATTAATGCTTCATTTACAATTAACAATTCAGTTACAACTCTATTAACTTTATTACTTAGATTACCAGTTGAATTAAATTCATTTTTATTTTTACTTTCACCCTTTGCACCTATTTCAGATGTAAGTCCCCCATTATAGTTGAACTTTTGAGATAGTATAGGAATATTTCTTTTTACACCTTTATGATCTGTAAGAGATATAATATCTCCAACATCTAGAGATAAATCCCCCTGCCACTTCATCGAATATCCTACATACTCAATACTTTTTAACTTATTATATATATCTGTAAGAATAGAATCATTAACCCAAGGATTTTCAAAAGTAACTTCCATAGAAGAATTACTTAAAGTACCTTTAGTTAACTCTTTTTCATTTACCTTGCAAGTAACTGCACCTATCCTATAAACATTTTCTTCAGTTTTTAAGTCTATATAATTTTCATCTGTTATTGAGTAATCTATAGTTTTAAGTGTATTTATAGTAAATTTTCCATCTCTAGTTATGTATGCATTACCAGCACATAAACTAGATATAAAACCAAGTGCTTCTCTACAAGTAAAGCCTTCCAACTTATTTAAATTATAAGAAGGAAGGCTTCCTGTAAATTCTACTCCAGTAATTTGAGATAATTCATTAACTATATTTTTTAATGATGCAGTTTTGCCTAATTTACTAAAATAAGGTTTTTCAAACTTCATCATATTATCAAAACATGTAAGTTTTATAGAGTAATCAGTTTTTTCAATATCATCTATATTAAAATAACCCATTAATACATATTCAATTTTTGAACCTACATTTAAACCTATTTCAACTTTAACTATAGAGTTACTGTAAATAGTATTATTTGTAGATAATGTTAGTTCTAATGACTTTGAAACTGCTGACCCTATACTAAAACCATCTGAAGGTTGAACATCTTCTATAGTTATATTGATTATATCAGCATTGGTATATATATTATCTCTTATGGTTACTTTACATTCAAAAGATCTAGAAGGCTTTTTTATTTCTAATAAATATGATGAACTTACATTTTGCATTTTAATATCACCTTCTTTCTTTATTAGCTAAATTAACTATTCTTCTATCATATAGTCTATTAAAGCCATTTCTGAAGGAGACATCTCATAGTTACCATACATTAAATCATCTAGCTTAAACTTATGTATGTTTACTTCTATTTCAATATCTAATAGTTCATTTAATTCTTTATTACAAACATCTATATTTTCATCTTCAATATGATATTGATTATTTTCATCTATAACTAAATTTCCCTCTTCATCTTTTTTACAATATTTATTTATAATTTTCTGTCTTTCCGAGTTGTATATTTTTAATTCACGCTCTAATTTAGACACATTCTTGGATATAGCATAACTAACTTTTACAGGGAATTGTCTATGTATTAAAGACTCTAAAAAATTTGCATCATTTACTATTCTTCTATTTGTTAATTTCATAATTATTTTCCTACCTTTCTTGATGATATTGATGGAGTATTTATTTCATCTTCTATTTTATATACTTCATCTTCAAATTGCTTCATATCTGCTCTTACAGATGTCTTATTAGAATTGTATAGCTCTTGATTAGCTATACTCTTATTTATATTTGCATTTTTATTTCCATCAGTTCCTATACTCGTACTCATATATACGGCAACTTGACCTTCTATTTCACTTGTAGCATTCAAAGTAATATTTTTATTAATTTTTTTATCATCCTTTAAATTTTGAGTATAAAAAAAGAGCCCTCACTTTGGCCCTTAATGTAGTCTACATATTTTCTATAAATTTAGAAATAGAAAGTATAATTTTTGCTAAACTTCCAGATTTATCAATAAAGTTATATATTTTTTCTATAGAATCTATAAATTTAGATACTTTATTACTCTCCTTGTTACCCTTTTTTATCTCTAATGCAACTTCGTTAGCCTGTATAATAATTTCAGAATCAAATGGTGATTCTTTTATAAGTTCATTAAAGCTACATATTAATTCATCGAAGTTATTACTGTCTTTAGTAGCATTTATGTTTGTTGCACTTAACTCTTTTGTATCTGTAGCATAAATTGCATTATCAAATCCAGTAGTTTTTACATTATCTATTTGTACATTTACACACTTATCAATTCTAATTGCTGAATTTTTCATTTATATCACCTCCCTATTTATTAACTTAAGTATAATATAAATTCATAATTTATACAAATACTACCATATTTAATTATATTTTACTGTTACCACTCCAATTACTTCTCTATAAAATTCATTTTTAAACCTTTCCAAAGTACTTTCCCATTTTTTATATACAATGCTGGTACGGATCTATCACCAACATACATCGCTTTGGTTTCAAATCGTCCTGTCATTGGATCAGGATAATAAACATTAAAAAAGACACCTGATACAGCATTCAATAAAGTTGAACACTCTTCAGCTGTCAACGGTGGCCATTCACAGTTTAATTTTCGCTTTACAGCAATTCTATCTCTTAACAATTCCCCTCTAGCATTCCTATTACTTTCACCATCTATATCCTGAATATCTACCTGAAATACTGAAGGGACTGATATACTTACACTATTTATTTTTAACATTTATATCACCTAATTTACTAAACTTTTATAATTGCTTCTCCAGTTTGTCTTTGCATTTTCTTTAGTTCACTTAATAGTATTTTAACAAGAGTATCATTTCCTATTTGTATTATTAAATCTCCTGTAGGATTATTATTTGAGCCACTTCCTTCCATTCTAGAACGTAATTTTTCTGCTAATATATCTAAACCACCAGTATTATTTTCTAAAGGGACTACGGCTTCTTTTCCAGCTTCACCGACCATGGCTAATGTAGGAGAATCTATAATACCACCTTTTGCAAGATACGGTATTTTGGGAATATTAATTCCAAACTTTTTACCTCCAAAACCAGGTACAAAATCAGGTATACTTACAGATATTCGGTTTAATCCACCTATAGCTGCATTAACTAAGGATATAACTCCATTTAGAGGTTGTTTTATTACAGATTTTAAACCACTCATAATGCCACCAAATATATTCTTAACTCCACTCCAAGCTCTCTTCCAGTTGGCTGTGAATGTTCCTGCAATAAAATCTATTATACCTTTGAAGATTTGTTTTACACTCTTGAATATATTACGTACATTTGCTAAAAAACCATTTAAGATATCACCAAATCCTCCAAACTTTTTAGACCAGTCTCTTGCAAATACATTGCCTAACCAATCTTTGAAATTATTAAATTTTTCTTTTATTTTATTCCAAACCTCAATACATTTTGCTTTTAACTCATCCCAATGTGTAATAAGATAAATCCCTATACTAATAATTGCAAAAATAGCTATACAAACTAGTCCCATTGGACTTTTCAAAAATGTAAAAGCAGCACTTAATAAACCTGCAGAACCTTTAAGTAAATCAAATGCACCCTTAGCTATAAGTACAATATCTTTAAGCTTGTTAAATATAGATATCCCTTTACTTACGATAAGGAATGTACCTCCAAGTCCCATTACAGTAGTAATTATAATATCTAAGACTGGTTTACCATCATTAAGTAACCAATCTATCATTTCACTAAATTTATCAAATAGTTTCCCAATAGCATCCATTAATGGTGCTATTGCAGGAGCCATTATGTTTACAAACCAATTTACAAACGGAGTAACAAAATTAGTATAAATATATCCTGCTAGTTCAAAGATCTTAGCTCCTAATTTTATAAATCCTTGGAATAAATGACTTCCACCATTGTCCCAAACATAAATAAGTTTTTCAGATAAATTTTCTAAAACACCAATAGTTGCATCAATTACTGACATTAATGTATTTGCAAGTGGTAGACCTATAATTTCCCAAGATTCTCTGAATGAATCTCCTATTTTCTTTATTAAAGTCAGTAGATTATTTATTGTATTAGCTACCCCTTGTATAATTTTAGTACCTATTTTATTCTTATCCCATGCAATAGAAAATGTATTGGCAATATCTCCAACTATATTAAATATATTTTGTAATATTTGAAGTATCGTTACAAGCATTTGCTCACCAGTACCATTAGTCCATACTTCTAGTAAACTACGTCCAATTGATTTTACTAAAGACCATATACCGTTAAACGCATACTTGATACTATTTATTGTGTTTTGTCCTTCTCTTTCCCATGCATTAGCAAATGGTTCAAATATCTTAGACATTAGTGCCTTTATTTTATTAACTAATGCCTGCATCTTTGCATCAACAGCAGATGTATTTAATTGTGGTGTTGTAAGCATTGGAGCACCACTTCCACCACCACCTCCACCTGTGCCTGGGCTTCCTGTATCTGCATCTTTATTCATATTTAACTTGTTAATTTCATCAAATCCCATTAAGTCCCCTAATGCCTTTTTAGCTTTTTTACCAGCTTTTTCAGCACTATTTCCTGCTTTTTCAGTAGCACCACCATAAGCTCCCATAGCATTTTTAGCACTAATCAAACCTTTAGTTGCTTGAAAACTTTGATTATATGTTTTTCCGAATAATGCTGAAATAAATGATGCTATATACTGTGTTACAGTTGCTAGGGCACTCATTAGTGCATTTATTGCAGGTAATATGGCTTGATATATAGGCATAAATGCAACCATTAAATTAGTCTTTATTTGATTTAATGAATTAACAAATTGTGCATTGGTATTTAACGATGCAAATAAAGAACTAGACATAGCATAAATACCATTTACAATCATAGGAAAGAATATCATCCATTTGGCCATTTGACCAATAGATCCAATAATTCCATTGTTAAAACTTCTTGTACTATTACTACCTGAATTTAATCCATTAGTTAAACTTTTTAAACCATTACTCATTCTATTAAATAAACCACTAGATTTATTTGAGTTAGAATTTAATTTGCTAAATAAAGAATTTAATCTATTAAACTTATTTCCAGTTATAGAAGACTCTTTTCCTAGAGCTGCTAACTTAGCATCTAAATCACTTAATTTAAATCCTAACTTATCAGACTTTGATGTTAATCTAATAATTGACTCTTCTGTTTTTAGTATTTGGTCATTAATCTTATTCTTTCTTTTTGGATTTAATGCTAAATCGTATGCTTCTCTAAGTTCCTTTAACTTATTTTGTTGAGATTCTATTTTAGCATTTATTGTATCTAACATCCTTGATGTTGTGTCTATATCTGTTGTAAGGGCTTCTCTACTAACTGGTGGCCCCCTAGTAACTTTTTTATTATTTGCATGATTTGAACCTGTATTTTGGCTTTCTAAGGCATTGAATTTAACATTTGGTAATTTTATATTACTCAACATGGATAAAGCCTTAGAAAGCGAATTTTTTAGATTATTTGTTACATTAGACATCATGTTTTTCATGTTAGAGTTAACTTTATTAAGTGAACCCTTCATAGTCTTATCCATGTTATCAAATACTTTATTTGTAGACGTGTTTAAATTTGATTTTAATGTATTTGCAATAATAGAACTAACTTTATTTACTTGACCTGCTATATCACTTGTAACTTCTAAATCTAAGGTTATCTTTCCTACACTATCACTCATAACTCTCACTCCTTTCATAAGCATATTTTTATATAAGAAAAGCACCTAGTATTAAACTAAGTGCTTTCATCTAAACTTTCCATTTATGACCACAATTCATACAAACATTATATCTTTTTTTACTTGTTACAGCTCCTACCACTCCACCAGCTATACCTGCTACTGGATTTAAGACCGATAGTAATGCTGCTCCACCAACAGCTCTACCTGCACTAAGTTTTTTATTTGTATTAGTTAATTGTGTACTTTTACATTTTGGACAGTATGGTATTTTTTCTTTTTTAAGATTTTTTATTCTTTCTTTTTCTTCTTTTCTTTTAGATACTTTAACTTCTTCATTTGCTTTAGCTTCAATAGAGTATTCTTTATATCCTAAGTTGCAATGCTGTCTTAATGCTAAATATACCTTTTCTAATATATCTGCTTTTTCAATCTTAAAAACTATATCTTTAAGTTTATCTTCCTCAAATATTTTTAAAATTAATTTTTCACCCTCAATAGATAAATCTTTAATATCGTTATATGCAATATATATCTTAGGTTTAAATATAAAATCACCTAATACTCCACCCTTCACTAAAGTTAAATTAAATGATTCTCCATGCTTAAATTCTGAGTATCCAAATTCAAATCTAGCTAAAGCTGATACTGTATTAAAAACCCCAAAAGTATCTTTTTTTAACTCATTAAATCTTTCTTTATCGATAATCAAATATATCTCCCCCTTATATATATTTTTTACAACATTATATAAGAATTAAGAAAATTATTCAATTTATCCAAACATACTCGCCATCATTTGTTCGAATTCTTTTACTTTTTGTGCCTTTTCTTCATCTGTCATTTCTATTGTTTTATTATTTCTATTTCTCCACTCATTTCTTATTTTGTGTTGCTCTTCAGTAAAGTTATTAAGAATATCTTTATCTTCTTCAGCTCTTATACTGACTATTTGACCAAGTGGAGTTTCAGTCATAATACCACTTAATAGAGTACAAAATTCATTCCAACTCATATCATCTACAAGTCGTAGTCTTATGCCATATTGAGTTAAAAAACTTGCTTCGATTAACTCCCAATCTTCAAATAAATCATACCATTTATTTTCTTCTTTTCTTTTTACGAAAATTATTATTTTTATTTGTACTTTCAACTTCCATTTCTTCTATTTCTTCTATTTCTTCTAAAGATACATCATTAATAGCAGCCATTATAACATTTACTATAACTACATAAGATGCGATAGGTAAATCTAAGCTATCTATGTATTCTAATGCCTCTTTACCTATACCTGCCTCTATTATTTTATCTATCTTTTCAAAGTCATCCATTTTAGAATCTTCAGTTAATCCCTTTAAGAATATCCCTACATTCTTAGATATATTTATCTCATATATATGTGTTTCATCTATTTTAACAGTTGGCTTTTTACTTCCATTTTTTAATTTTTCAGCTATATCGTATGCTCTTGACATTGACCTATCTCCTTATATTTATTTTTTATCTATATTTATTCATTTTAACTCTCTAGAACAGGAGCTGGTGTAAATGTAGGTTTTCCATGTGCTTTTGCTTCAAACTCTAATGGAGCAACATTCACTGAGTCCCCACCACCTAAATTTGTTACATTTATTACACAATTAAATTCTAATTTTGCACCTTCAGGGAACTCTATTTCTAACTTAGAGTCACAATCTCTTCCATTTTTCCAAGCAAGTCCAGATACATAGTCATTTCCCTCATCACCAACACATCTTTTTCCTTTTAAAGATATACTTAATGATTTTCCAGTCATTAAAGCACTTGCCCATCCTTCTTGATCCATCGCATTCCATTCTTCTATTTTCCCATCTATTGATATTGAAAAAGTTTCTAACTCTGCAATAGGTTTCATTTTAGCTGACTCACTACTTCTGCCATCAACTCCAATCTTAAATTTTAAATTATATACTGGGTATACTCCTGTAAAACTCATTCTTATCACTACCTTTCATAATAAATTGTCATCTCTATAACATATTCAATAACGCCTTCTGAATCAGTTCCTAAAAATATTGGTTCAGAACTTCTCATTTTACATTGAATAACCTTTTTATTTCCTATAGTAAAATTATCTTGGCCAAAGAATAAATTATAAACTTCCATTGCTTTTTTCTCTGCTTCATCACTGTTTTTTCCCCAGTGAATTAAAAAACTTATACTTTTAGTAGTATAAGTTGTGTTTTCCAGTCCACCAATAGCTATATGTGGTAGTTGTCCTGGTACATTATATATTGTTATACTCTTTTCTTGATTGCCACCTATCTTATTTAAATAATATTGAGGGCAGTCTATTTGAGATTTTAAATAGCCTCTTATATAACTTAATAACATTACTTAATTACTCCTTTTGAATTCATTTTTAAAAACCTAGAGTAGGCATTTTTTATAAAATCATCTTTCTCACCATTTATATAAGCATCCATCCACTTACCTTGTGCATTTACATTTTTATCAGTTCTAAAGTTATACTCTGGATGCCAATATAATCTTCTTGCATAAGGAGTATCAAAACTTATATTAGTTATTCCATTATTTACATTTTCAAGATTAATAAAACAACTTCTTTCAAGTTCTCCTGTATCTTTAGGAATAACCGCTGATGTGACTATATCACTCTTCAAAGCTTCTGTAGCCATTTCCAAGGATTTTATATGAGCCTTAGTAATATTATTTAATTTCTCACTATCTAATTTTATAGTAACTTTTACATTCATATTAAATTCAACTCTGTACTAAAAATACTACCATCTGGGTTCAAGGGTCTTTCAATAGAATAAATCTTTTTCTTTAATCCATTTATATTTACATAGCCTTGAAATGCTCCATCATAAATAGAACCTTCTATAACTACTTTACCACTAAGAGTAATTAATTGCCTTTCAGCATTAAGAACTTGCTTAGATTTATCTGTATAGATACATTTCCCATTAAAGATTATATTTTCTTCACAATCACCATCTGTATTAATTCCCTCAAACCACACTTCTATAGGTGTATTAGCTAACCACTTTGGAAAAGGTAATTTTAATCCCATATTATATTCTCCTACAAGTTAACCCAGTTTGATTAAGGTAATTTAATACTTCTTGTGTGGTAGTTATTCCATTAACCTTATTTGTTTTAAAACTAACAGATGTACTCCCTGCACTGAAACCACTTAAAGGTGTATCTATATAATCTCCATACTGTTCAATAAACTCTGCATGTATGCATGTTGCTTTTTTTATTCTATCTTTCTGAAATTCAGTTAAGTTATCAAATCCTTTTGCCATTATTCTATTAAAAGTTAATGAATCAACTTGATCACTTGCTCTTTCTAATCTTTGTTTAGAATTATATTCCTCTAGTACAGTTCCATTAAATTCATCTTTATAATATTGATAATCTACATAAGCCAAAATATCACCTTCTTAAAATAGGGAGTATTTAAACTCCCCTATTTATATTTTTACATAAAAATAAGGCTTACTTAGAGCCTTCTATTTCTTTCTTTAGCTTTTTATTTTCTTTTTCTAAAGTATTATAATTTTTTTCTAATTCTTCATACTTTGTTTTTAATTCTTCATATTCTTTATATGATACAGACTTTCCAGCTCCATATTCTATTATATTGCCTTCATCATTTAAGATATCGTAACCTTGTGCAATATAATAATCCTTTTGAGTTTTATCTATTGTATATACTTTATTATCTTTACTTGCTTTCATAATTAATCCTCGCTCTCTATTTTAATCTTCTGCTTCAGCATTTATTGCTATACCACATGCTTTATTCTTTATTAAGAAAGTATCTCCATAAGCTCTATTTTGATATAAATAGTTATCTCCTGTTCTTGAATCATGTCCTGGTGTAAATATCTTTATGTATGCATATTTACTTCTTGTGACTTGGCAAGAAGGGTGTATTAATATAATATTTATTTGTTTTGCTCCACCTGCAGGTACACAACCATTAGAAAATTCATATTTTGTTTTCATTCTAGAACTTGGAACAACCTTTATATTTACATCATCTAATGAATATACATTTCTATCAACATTTCCTGTATTTTTATCTACACTTACTGTTCTTGATAATCCTTCAGCATTCTTTAATAGCTTATTCATTGCAGGAGTAACATATAGTATTCTGCCTTCACTTGGAACACCTTCATCATCCATTTTAGACATTTGGTTATCAAACCACTCTAAAATATTTGCTGTCGTAAGAGAAGTATTATCTACAACAGCACCACTTGATGTATATGTCTTAGCTTCTGCATATAATTTTGAATATCTATAACTATCTTTTTCAGGAATTGCTTGTTCAGTTTCAAAAGTATTGTGAACATTAGCTATCTCTACAGTTAAATTAGTTTCATCCACATCCATTGGATCTATAAAGAATTCTATATCTCTATCATGTGCTAATTTTTTAGCTTCCCAGTCATTTGACATTGTTCCAGCATTAAATCCTAATGTACCTCTATTATGGTCTTTGTACCCACTAACTGTTATTGTAGGTAATTTTATAGTTTGAGCATTTATAAACTTAACTTGTGGGTTAGAGTTTTCTAAATCATAAGAAGTTAATTCCCTTGAATATTTTTGTTGTAATTCCCTCATAAATTGTTCTGCATAATTGTATGCTGCCATTTTAAATCATCTCCTTAATTTTTATTACTTATTTCCAAATGCCATAGCAAGGGCATCTTTTATATTATCTTGTGGCTTTCCATTGTCTCCACTACCACCAATTTTAAATCTTGGTGTTTCTGTTCCACTTGTTTTGAAACTTGGATATTTTTCTAATACTTTATCTATTGCTTTATCTATAGTTAAAGTATCATTAGTCATACTTCTAGCTAGTGTTATTACATCATCTACAGAGTCAGCTAATACACCTTTAGATAAGCATGATACTTTTGCTTCTAGTGTACTAACTTTATCTTCTGCATCTTTTCTAGCTTTAGTTTCAGCTTCTAACTTTTCATCTTTCTTTTGAGCTTCTGTCTTTTGATTTTCTTGCCATTCTTTAAACTTTGTAAGCTCTTCATCACTTGGCAAATCCTTTTTAGCATCATTTAATAATGCATCTAGTTCTTCTTGCGTATAAGTTTTAACTTCTTCACCGCCACCATCTGAACCATTATCACCAGGATCTTGTTCATTCCCTTCATCACCTTCTCCTGCAAGTAACTGCAGGTTCATTTTGATAACATTATCTAAATCACCTATTAGCATTTCATGCCCTCCTTTATATTTTTATATACATAGTTTTTGGCCATAAGTATATTTTGGGCATAATAAAAGCACCTACTATTTAAATTAATTAGCAAGTGCTTTTATGATTGATAACTTATTTTTTCTTTTATGTCATTATTTTTTATTGCTTTTTGTAATTTTGATATAGCTCTTAAAGTCCCTATTTTTCCTATTTTAGATTCTTTTAAGATTTCATATTTACTAGGATCTTTTAACGATAATTTTATTTGTCCATCTAAATCATCTTCATCTTTTCCATATAAATAAACTACATATTCACTTGTTTTACTTAGTAATTTCATCAAGACAATCATCTTCGCCAAACTCTCCTTTTTCTTTTAACAGATACCCATACCAATCATACTTTTTAGTTGTTATGTCATGAGCATCTTTATTAGTTAAATTATACCTTTTCTCTAATCCACTTTCAAGATATTCATGTTTTAGTAGTAAAATGTCCCTATCTTCATAATTACCATTTATTAACCTTTGCCATGCTACAGCCATATCGTAGTCTGCATCTAATAGTCCTAATGTACCATCAAATCGTATATGTTTATTATTAAATACATGATTTTTTATTGTATCTATTTTTTTCATACTAAAACCTGTGTTTTTAGATATCTTTTCTATATCTGAATTATCTAACCTTACTTTTTCATAATACGTATCAGCCTCAGATTCTCTTCTTAGCATCCATTCAATATCACCTTTGGTATACTTTCCACCTGTTTGCTTTATGCCATATATTTTCTCTTTTTGCCTATTTCGTCTTAAATAAGGATGCTCTTCTAAATGAGTTTTTAATTGCATTGAATACTCTAGCAATTTATTACTAGCAAATTCTCTATTTGCTTCATCTTGAGAACCTATAGAAATTCTTTTCCATTTTCTTATATATCTTTCTAATCTTCTTTGTTCCTGCTCTGCCTTATATCTTTCTAAAGCTTTTTTTTCATCTGGAACGGTGGGAAGATTAGTTATACCTGGAAAGTAAGTTGTTAATGTATGCCTGCAGTTTACATGCAAAAGGCCCGCATCTATTGCTTCACTTAACAATTTATACTTTCCTTTATTCTCCTGTAAATACTCTTCAGTTGGATTACTAAATACATCATCAATTAGTATTTCACCTTGCCATGCTGCACACATAGGGCAAGTATTAGCATGAGCTGATACAACTACAGTATATATACCATACTCATCTCTCTTTTTACCTTCACCAAGTAATGTAGCTCTATGGCTTGCAGTTCTTAAGCACATCTCAACATATGATGCTATATTCACCTGCTTACCATCTTTATAAGTAATACTATTTATACCCGTATTTAAGAAATCCTTTGTAGCCATATCTATTGCTTGATTTAAAGATACTGCTCCTGATTGCAAATATACATGAGTTTTATATATAGTCTGTCTATATACATCATCCATCTTTCTTAATATAGTTGCATTAGCCTTCTTTATATCATTATTTACACTTTCCTGTAATGCCTTTAACTTCTTGTCATTCATATTGAAGAATTGATTTTCTTTAGGCTCATTAATATATCCTTTTTCAGATATATATTCAGGAAATTCAATAGATAAGTTTTTAACTACATTTGGACTAATCTTTTTAGTATGATTTTTAAAGTCCTGAACCTTATTTTTAGGCTTATTTTTAATAAATAAAGATTTTAATTTATTAATTACATTAGATATTCTATTTAATCCTTTATTGTAATTAGATTCTAATTCTTTATTTACATCTTCTTCAATAGAATCTATATGATTATTCAATATTAACTTATTTTCTTGCCTATATTTATTCAATGATCTTAACTTGCTTCTCTGCCATTGTTCCCACTTAAACCCTTCTTTATCTTCTTCACTTTCATGATATTTAAGATTTCTATGCATGGAGGATATAAGATCTAGTTCCATTTTTTCAAATATAGCTCTGATATCATACTTACTACTCATCTATATCTACATCCAAATTATCTAAATTATCCTCATCCTCACCTGCAGTTGAAGGTTCATCTGTTGTATACATTCCAGACTCTTCTTTTATTCTTGCTATTTCAAGAGCCTTTTCTTCTTCTGTCATTGTATCTCCATATAATTCATCAATACATTTTTGTAATGACATTATACCTAATGTTTTAGCCTTTCCTACAGTTTCAACCACTGAATCAAAGCTTGGTGTAGAGTATTCACCAAAAGATATAGATACTTCATATTCACCTGCAGACTTATTATTCAATACATCATAAGTTTTTAGTATTATATTTACTAATTCTGGTATAACTTCTGTTAGAGTGTCTATCATTTTATTTCTAGTATATAAAGTAGTCTTTTCTTTTTCTCTTTGTGCTTCTGCATTATCTGTCTTTTTCAAGTCAATTCCTAGAGTACTTGGAGATATAATTCCTTGTAAGCACATATCTATTGCATTTGAATAGCTTTCTACGTATGCTTCATATTTTATATCTGCTTGTGTCATATCAATTTGTTTTTTAGCATCTTCACTTGCATTTGAAGAAGTAGCAATAAAGCTATTATCAAAAGGATTTGGTTTTAATATCTCGCCTGTATTAGGGTTTACTGGTAATAAATCCTCTGGAATATATCTTTGAACTCTTCCGGCTCTTATTGCATCTATCCACTGTGATATTACTTCATCTAATGCATCAAAAGAATCACTCTTATTATCTATAATACTTTTTCCTCTACCTTCCCATTTTGATGACTTGAAAAACATTAATGGTATGGCCATAATGAACTTATCTTTATATTCTACATCTTCAAGCTCTTTAGTTTCATCCAATGTATCTAATGAAACCTCATTGTCTCTACCATCAAGTAACTTATATTTTATATATCCTAGTCCATACATTTCTACCAAAGTATACTTCTTACTTTTCTTTGTATAGTTAGTCTTAAAATGTAGTTCACTTAATCTACCCCTATTATGTATATATTCAACTCTGTCACCATCAAAGAATTCTATAATTGGGTATTTACTAATATCTGTATCTATAGATAATTTAAATGCACCATCACCACTTACTAGAGCTTTCTGTATAGAATCTGATAATATTTCATTGAACTTATTATCTTCCGATATATCTTTCCAAATAGAATTTAATGTTTCACTATCTTCAACTTGAATTTGATCTATATCAGAAACTACTATATCAGTTAACTTATCTATTAACATGCCCGGTAGTCCACTGTGAATTTTTCTTATACTTAAATTCTCACTCGGTGTAGCACACCAAAACCTAGATTGATTGACTGGATCACTACTTATATTTTTAAAAAATTGTTCTATCTCGTATGCCTCTCCTCTATACCAAAGCTTGTTCCTAATTAGATTAGTTTCATATGTATATGCTTCTTGTATTGTAATAGAGCCTTGCATAGCAGGTTGAACATTTAAAAACTTAATTGCTACTTTAGTTAACATACTTTTAAACCACCCCACTTTCTCACTCTCCTTTATAGTCATGTATATGATGTCTAAAAGGTATCCAAGCATATTGAGATGCATTTATAGTATGATCATTTGCATCTTCAGGCTCATATTTATCTTCTTTCCAAGAATAAACTTCATGTTCCATAATATGATTTACACAAGTATCTACAATTTCATAGTATACAGAACCAGTTTCATAATTAAGCCATCCTAACTGTAAATGTATTCTGTCTATTATAGTAACTTTCTTATATGAGTTGTTAATAGTATAAACATTTGGATTAGCTCTCTTATATTTCTTAAGTTCTGTTATAGTTGCTTGATCTGCACAATCTACAAATACATTTCTTGCAAGACCCCATTCTTTTCTATTTCTTTCTAAGAACGTAAAAAATCTAGGTGCTATGTCTGAAGGAGCAAGTGGTACACTTAAATTTGTATTATTGTATACTTCTTCATTTAAGATAACTACTTTCCCTTTATCTGTTATTCCTAAAAATATCATTGCAAATGTATCTGGACTATTAGCACTATATGAAGTATCTAATCCTGCAGAATAATACTTAAATTTATATTCTTTAGCTTTGGCTTTACTAGTAACATGGTGTTTTCTCTCAAAATTACTAAATATAAGTCCTGTTGCTCTTCCTCTTAGGCCAAGAATTTTATTCTTATATAACTTAGTGCCTTTTGGAGCACTCATCTTTTTCTTTTTTATATCTTCTTCACTTAATGATGCATTATCATAAAATGAAAAAAACCAATATGTCCAGCCTTCCTTTTCTTCGCTAGTCAATTGGTTTAATATTTCTTTTGGTACATCTTGTTTATATTTTTCAAGTGGCCTACTACAGTTTATAAACTCTTTATATACTGGGAGATTAGGATCATCAGGGTTAAGTGTTGCCATAAGATAATCATTTCTAGTACATATCTCTCTTACAAAATCTATACTCGCAGTATTTACCTCATCTATAAATACGCATCCAAACTGAGAACCTAGAGCCATTTTCCACTTATCTACATTATCATAACCTAGAATATATATTACTTTAGTTCCATTAGGTGTATTAAATAAAATATGTGGCAATTTATTATCTTTATCTCCATTACCTTTGTACTGGACTAATTCTCCAAATATATCTATTACACCAAATTCTTTATTGATTATATTCTTTTCAGCTACCCCTGTAGTTTTAGCTGATATAACATGTTGCCTTCTATTTGATTCAGCAACCTTTAACATAAATTTTAGTATACCTACTGTAGTTTTACCTGCTGCTGTAGTACCTTCTAAAAGTTCTGCATGAGCTTCATGCTTTAAAAAATCTTTATATTTCTCTGATAATTTATATTCATTTTCCATTAGTTCACCATCATATCTCTAACTATTCCCTAAATAGTGTTTTTCGAACTAGTTGCCTTATCAATTTATGAAAGTTAGTGTTTTCAATAGTTTCAAAAATTATATTAATATACATCTTCATGTTACTTTTAAAATTTAAATTATTAAAGTCTCTCCTAATTCTATACATTTAAACTATATAACTTACTAACTTTATTTTTTTAATCAAATTAATAAAATTAAATATTATTACTTAACTTTATTAATTCGGTATTATTTATTATAAGTACCTAATACATTACGTTCTATTCTATCCTCAACTCTTCTATTCATATACATTAATGCTATTTCTATATGTTCTAAAGCCTTAGAATTATATTCACTAGCAAATGGTCCAGCCTGAAAACATTGTAATCTATGCCTTACTATCTCTAATAAATCTGCATCTATAACTCCATGTATTGAGTTTTCTTCTTTCCTAGCACCACATTGTAATTGAATTTCAGACATAGGTTGATAAGTTGTTATTAATCGTACTTCTTCCTCACCTTTAGGTACTATTGCATATCTATGATTAGCTCCTCCTGGTCCTACTTCATCTATTGCATATACATCATTTAACTTTTCTCTTTTTTGAATTGTAGTTAATTTTTTCATTTGTTTTACTCCTATTTACAAATAATCCTTGTAATCTAGAACTATTATTTTTTTATTTCAGCTAGTATGCTCTCTAACTTAGAAATAGATTTATTATTATTGTCTTTAACTCCTAGTTTAGACTTTAATACTTCTATTCTTAGTTTCTGTTCCTCTGTAACTAAATCCCAATTAGCATGGATCATCTTATCATACTTCTCTATCATCTTGGCCAAAGTATCCATAGCTTTAGATTGAGCAGTAATATTATTATTTTCTTTGTCCCATGCGAATTGAATCTCATACTCTTCAGTATAGTTATTACCTTCTGATACTTTTTTAAGCTCTTTTGTAATATCCTTTTTGTTCTTTACATGAGATATCTTTTGCATACGAATAATTCTGGCCTCTTGTAGCAATATACTTCTCCATAGCTTATCTACTGGAGATTCTTCTTCTAGTTCTCCCATAAGATTTAATACATCTGTTGGAAGCATTCTCTTTAAGTTCTTCTTAGTGTACCTATCTTCACTTGTATATAAGCCATGTTTATAGTTATGAACATTCCCTGGTGAGCCTTTACTACCTTTTGCATTTTGATTTCCTTTAGGTGCTCCTGCTCTAGTATCTTCTCTAAGTTGTTCATCCCACTTATCACTACTTTTCCAGTTTCTGATGTTATTAACATTCTCGCCTATTAATTCAGAAATCTTCTTAGGAGATATTTCACCGTTATGATCCTTGTATATCTCATATGCTTTATCTCTATTTGGATTTCTACTTCTTGCCATATTAATTACTCCATTAAAAAAAGGACTCTACAGCCCTTCTTATTCATTATTTAATAATTTTATATATTTATATATTGTTGTTCTACTCATATTGCATAGTCTTGAAAACTCTGATATGTTTATATTCTTGTTTATATAACTTGGATAATGCTTTAAAAATATACCTGGTATGTTTTCACTTGTTACTTTAGGTCTACCTACAATTTTTCCTTTAGCCTTTGCATGTGCCATTCCTGATTTAACTCTTTGACTTATCATGTTTCTTTCCATTTCTGAAAAAACACCCATCATCTTTAACATACCTTCTGTCATTGGATCTAATTGTCCTTTAGTACAATCAACAATAAATGCACCTATAACAAGTTTTAGATGCTTTTGCTGCACTAATTCTATTATTTCACAAAGTTGTTTTGTACTTCTAGTTATACGAGATACCTCTGTTGTAACTATTGTGTCACCTTGTTTAATAGTATTAAGCAGTTTATTTAATTCTACTCTATCTGTTTTAGTACCACTTTCATATTCCAAGTATATATTTTCTTTACTTGCTCCAAGTTCTTTAAGTTCTCTTATTTGTCTTGTAATATCTTGTTTAGTTTCATCTGTAGAACATCTAGCATAACCATAAACAATATTGTTCATTTTATTATTACCCCTTTTCGTATACATTTTATAGTTAGACTATAATATAAAATATTAAAGTTGTCAACGAAAAGGTATATTTAATTTCGTGAACACTTTTAAAGTATTTTTTATTGAAATACCTATATCCAATATATGAATTTATGCTTTTTCAAACTGTTCACGAAAACAATTGTTTTTTTGAACACTTATTTTTTATATGCATTAACTCTTGGCCCTAATATTGATTAACAAACGCAAATCTTATTCAAGCTATTGAAATCAAGCCATTTATATATAATAATTGTTTGAACTTGACCTCTAGCGTTTGTTTCAATTATTTTTAGAATTCTATACTTATTACTAAAAATAGACTGTATCCTTTGATATTACTTATTTTCATATACTTTTTTTATGTATTTTCATATGCTCAATAACTATATAGATTAAACATATATTTTTTTAATGCATATATATAGAAGAAACTTTTATTTTTTACCCTAAATACTTAGGTACTCTTTTTTTGAACATATCAAGGCTAAAAAAAATTAGAAGTCTAGAAGATCATCAAATAACGAAGCATCTTCTCTCATCTCTTCATCATACAATCCTATGTATTCTTTTGTTGTTTCTACACTCTTATGACCTAATCTTTGCCTTACTCTTTCTATGTTTCCAGTTCTATCATAAATTCTTCTAGCATAAGTTTTTCTTAAACTATGTCCTGTTATTGCATTTAAACCTAATGTTTTGGCAACTTCTCTAAGAATTCTGCTAAATGACTGACTGCTTATATGTTTACCTTTTTTAGATTCAAATGCATATTGAGATTTACGCTTACCTTTAACATATTCTGTTAAGGCTGTACTTAATGATGAACTTATTATAGCTTTCCTTTTTTTAGGAGGTTTTCTTTTAGAGTTCGGATTCTTTTTTATATATGTAAGCCAACTTTTATATTGTTTTTTCTCTTGTATTTCGAAATATCCAAGTTCCAAAGCTTCTTTTATTTCTCCTATAGTTAGATCTACTACATCTTGCATTCTATAACCAGTGCCTATACCAATCATATATAGCATCATATTTCGCTTTTCAAAATCTTTACTCTTCTCTTCCAATCGATATGCAAATCGTTTGATATAATTTTCAGGAATAGGCTTGGCTGGAACTTTTTTATCTTGTTTATCTATAATTTCATCTAAATACAATTCTTCATTCATACCATGTCATATCACCCCAATACAAATTGATTTACTAAATTAAAAAATGCAATAAAAAAGAGCATTAATTAAACTTAATGCTCTTTTTATTTATAATCCAAAATAGTTTAGGAGGTATCGTTTTAAAAATGACCTTTAACATATCTATATATTAAATTTTCAAGGTTCTAAGAATGTATACTCATATACAGAGTATTTTTCACATCCTGTCACAATATCATATTAACATGTTTTTCATAACATCAGTATTACATCTTTATTACTCTTTCATTACATTTTTATTACACATTCATAACATTTAAGTTATATCAATGTTTCCATACTTATAATTAACCATCTTTTTTATTGCTGAATCATGCCATCTTTTCACAGTTACATTTGAATAATGCATATCTTCTCCTATTTTTTCATAAGATACTCTTTTATTTTCATAATCTAAATATCTTCTGTTTATAACTTCATGCTCATTATCATCTAATACTTCTAAATATGCTTTATATTCATTTAATTTATAAATAGTATAATCAATATTACTTTCTAGTGTATTAGCTCTTGTTTCATCTCTTGCAAGTATATCCTCTATAGTTATAGTTGCATTGCTTTTAGATCCTAGACTAAATCCACCACTTTTATATGCACTCATTTTATTTTCAATAACATACAATTCCATTTTCCATGCAGCCATTGATTTCAAGTTTTTTCTTAACTTTATAAGATCTTTTCGAACTTTATCAAAGCGTATTTTACCTATATTTTCTTTATTATCTTGCTTCATATTTTATCACCTTTATTATTTTAATTCTATTTTTAACTCTGCTCTGCTCGGAATGCAATCATATCCTGTGCATATATTTATTAAGTCACATTCATTACACATTTTCATTTTTGAACATGTCTCTTTCATTATTTTTGTAATGTTAAAATATTCATAGCTAACTTCTTTGCCATTAACAATAAATTTGAACATATTATTCACCTCTTCTTAAATGAAAATCATTTGATAATTCAGTTATAAAACTATATAATAACTTAACCCTATATTTGCTTGTTTTACCTACAAATTATTTATATACTTAACTTCTCTTTTGTTCATATCATTTAGATACTCTTCAAGTTTTTTCTTACTCAATTTCATTTTTTTAACTGGATACTCTCTTCTTGAAGTTCCATCGAGCTCCGTTTTAGTTTCATATATACTTTTTGCTTTAGCATATTTTTTTCTTGCCATAATTCTTTCCCCCCCTATTAAATAAAAATTATATTTCATCATCTAAAATGGTATCTCATCATCATCTATAGCTTGAAACTCTTGTGGTACTTCAGTTTGTGGTTTATTCTTATTACTATCTAATGCTTGTACACTTTTAGCACTTACTTTTGTAAAAGTTCTATTTTCATCATCTTTTATATATCTATCAATCCTAATAGATCCCTTAATAGCTACCAATCTACCTTTAGTTATATAATTCATAACAAAATCTGCAACTTTTCCCATAACCTCAACTGGTATAAAATCAGCCTGTACATTTCCTTCTTTATCCTTATAATCTCTATTTACAGCTAGTGTAAATGTCGCTACAGGTGTTCCTGTATTAGGTAAATATCTTAATTCAGGGTCTCTTGTCAATCTTCCTATAAGTATAATTTCATTCATATTATTTCCTTCTTTTCTGCTCCTCTACTATGTATTTATCAAGCTCTTGACTTAACTCTAGAGCTTTCTTTGTTAAGCCATTTCTTATGTATTCTTCTTCTAATAATTCCTTTAATCTATCCAAGGTCTATACCTCCCTTGAATAATTTTTCAGCTGCTAAGTGAAAAGCTTCTTGCTCTGTTATCTCTATACCGTCTTTCTTTATCTCAATGAACAACAATTTTATTAAACTAGCTTTTTCTAAAATTGTTAAACTGTCTATTATATCTTTGTTGCTTATCATATTTTTCTTTTAAACCTCCGCCCATTACTTCTTGAAAATATAATCTGTCTCCTGCGAACCAATGTTGCTTTATTCCTTTAGAACCATCTCTATTTTTTGCTACTATTAAATCTACAAGTATACAACTTCTCTCTTTAGCAGCTTTTACAGATTCAACATTCAGTCCATTCTCTTCACAAGCATCTTCTAAATCTGCGCCCACTGGTTCATGTATGTAAATTACATTATTACTATCATGATAAATTGCTTTAGAATCTCTCATTGGTCTTTCTCCCCAAGGCCTTGAGTCTTTCATTTCATCATTTAACTGAGATAGTTGAATAATTGGTATTTTAAAATCTAACGTCATATTCTTAATTTCTCTACTAAGTGTTGCAACTTCCCTCTCCCTGCTACCTTCATTTTTTTCTACTGTCAAAAGTTGCAAATAATCTATTATCACAACATCAGGCTTAACTTGTCTTATTCTTGTTTTAATCTTGCTAATTCTGTCTACATTATCATTTATAAATAAATTATTATTATCAGTTAATACTCCTATAGCTTTGATAATCTGTTCTAGTTGTTCCTCAGTAAAAACTTTATTTTTTATAGTTTTAGAATCTATTCCAGTAAGAGAGACTATGTTTCTTACAAACATCTGGACATCCGACATTTCTCTTGATATAAGTAAAACTTTTTTATTTTGTTTTAAACAACTTCTAAGTATTTGAAGTGCTAAAGCAGTTTTTCCAACTCCTGATTTAGCAGCTATAGTTGTAAGTTCTCCCTTATATAGTCCACCTATCATTTCATCCAGGAACTTTACACCAAAACTAATCTTTTCATCTGTTTTATTTTCTATATAATCTAAGAATTTTGTTGCAATATTCATCACATCATCTTCAACAGTTGAATTATTATTAACTATCTTCTTAGCATTAACTTCAAAATTATATATAAGTTGCTCTAGATCATCATCTTTTCTAATTGCCTCTATAAGCTTGTAAGATTGATTTACAATTTTTCTTTTTCTTGCTTTGCCCCTTAGTATGGAAATATGATTTTCTATACTGTACGGGCTAGATAATACTGTTAAATTAGAAATATAACTCATTGAAATATCATTGTCTTTTATTTTTTCACTTAAAGTAACTAAATCTAGCATTTTATTATTGCATAAATTCTTGATTTCTTTAAAAATTATTTTGTGACCTTCAACAGAAAAATCACTTTCATTTAATAAATCTAAGTGTTGAAGAGTATTGTTGTCTACTAGGAAAGAACCGAGTACACTTTTCTCTATCTCTATTGCATCTAAACTCATTTAAATCCCCCTAAATACTTATATTGTTTCAAAATTTATATTTGGATAAAAATCTATCTCCTCTTTAGTTGTTTTTTCTTGTTTAAATTTAACTCTTTGATTTAAATAATTTTCAAACTTAGTTCCGAATAAAGTTTCTGGTCTAAGATATTTTTCATATTCAGTTCCTTGCCACTCTGAAACCTTATTTTCTATTACCTTATAAAAGTCTTCTAATGTGAATCCATCTTCTACTCTTGCTCTAATTAGTGATTGAGTTTTCTTAGTAGTTGATTTATAAGATGTATTAGCTAAATTGTTTAATTTTTCTATAACAAGACTATATATATTATTATTTAGTTTAAGTTTATTATTTAATAGTTTCGGATTTTCCGGAATAGGATTTTTTCCGATTTCGGTTTTATCCGATTTCGGATTTTCCGTAACCCGGTTAATTTCTCTACTTTCATTTACTTCTATAGGCATTTCATAGACCTCATAATCATAACCACCTTTAAACTTACCTGTTTTTTCATCTTTTGAAGGAGTTCTTTTTATATATCCTAGGGCAATAAGTTCATTAACTGCTGTTGTGGTTGAATCTCTACCGTCTTTACTTCTATTCTTTAAATCTTCTATATAAATTTGCCAATCATCTGGAAGGCTTAACAAATAAGAATGTAAACCTTTAGCCTTCCATGATAATTTTTCATCACATAAGCATGTTTTATTTAGCATCACATAAGGATTACTTTTGTCTTTTATTACTCTTACGATTGCCATTCCTACTCTCCTTTGACTTCTACTATTTTTATCTAAAACTCAAAATATTTAGTTATTTTGAGTTATGTAAGGATTTTTATTTTGATAATATTCTTCTATAGCTTGTTGCTTACTCTCTTCATAACTATTACCTAACCCCTCTAAATCTAATATTCTTTGATATACAGGAATAGCTATATCTAATACTTCTTCTGGATACATTTTTCTAAATTGATTTACGTAAAATCCTGCAAGTATATCTCTAATTTTATTCATATCTTTAGGATCATCTGGAAAATGTTCTGTAATCGTTACATCCATTTTTCCCATTTTCGTTTTTGTAACTTTTTTCATTTCCCCCACCTCATTATATTTTTTATGAAGTTAAAATACAGACTCATTAACTTGTCACTTCTACTGTCTATTAATTAACTTTAAAAATTCAAGTATAGTCATATTAGGAAATAAGCTACTTATAAATTTCAATTGTTCAGCTGTCATCTTTATACTCATTTATCTATCCCCCTATATTATTTTATGATTTAAAAATTTTGTCCTATTACTACTCTTCTTTTAATAATTCTTCTATGCTTGTCCCAAAGTATTTAGCAAGTTTATATACTATTGAAACTGTTGGATTAACTTGTTTTCCGTTAAAAATATTATTTATATATGTTTCTAATATTCCAGTTGCTTTTGAAACTCTGTATCTAGAAACTTTTCTTTCTTCAGATAATTGTATTAATTTATTTTTATTTATCATTTTTTCCATCCTCTTTATTTGCTCCTTAATGAAGTTGTATAATATGTTTATTATTACGAAAGGAGATCATTTATGGAAACTAAAAAACTAATAGAAATTTTAGTTAAATACCTAAAAAAAGCTTTATATTCTTCTAGGGAATTCCACACGTTAATATTTGATGATAATGAAAATACATATAAAGTAAATTCTGCTATAGCACATTTAAATCAAGCACATACTTATATCCATATAGCAAATTCTTTATATATTCAGCATTCTGAACCTGGCGAGTGTTCAGAATTTGAAACAGCAATACATCAATTTGATGTTTTTAATAAAGAGTTCTTATCATCTTATTCTACAAATCACAGCCTTCAATGGACTGATATTGAATTCCGTAAGTTTGAAGAAGATTGTAATAACTTTTTAGAAATCTTTAAATTTTAATCATATTAACAACTAATCTTTTATAGGTTAGTTGTTTTCTTTTAGAATCAACTCTTTTTTTATTCCTTTTATAGCTATCTCTAAAGACTTTTCTGCTACTGCATAACAAGTATTGTTTCTAGTTTTATATAGGCTAATATACTTTCACCTATTCTCTGAGCTTCTTTATGCTCTTTCTCACTTAATATACATTCTACTAATATTTTATTTTCTTCCACTCTATATCCTCCTAATCCTTACTCTCTATATACAAATCTGTTCTTCCATTTCTTCAAGTAATCTTTTTATTATGTAATCTTGACCTTTTCCAGTAACCCTAGTGGTTCTATGAGTAAATGTACCTCTTGAACCTCTCGATATACTTTCACTTACTTCAAATAAACCTCTTTCTACTGCTCTTTGACTTGGCTCTGTTTTTCCTTTTAATATAAGTCCCCAGGCTCTTAACTTATCCCATAATCTTCTTTCACCTATTATGAAATTTTCCTTAGATATAACTTTGGCTAATTCTCTTACTAAAATAGTATTTTTTGATTGAGCTATTTGGTTTAAATATCTATCCTTTGACTCTACTTCATAAGACAAATACTGTACTTGCTTTTCTTTTTGAGCAAGTAGTGCATCTTTTTCCTCAATAGTCCTTTGTGAAATCATCAATGCTTTTGCCATTATTGTTTTTTCATCATCTTCTTGACTTATCGGTATATATCCACCAGTTCTTCTTATTTGCGGTAAAACTTCACTTGTAACCCAACGTTTGAATTTTTTCGCATTTGGTAGTTTACTTGATAGTATCAAGCTATAAAGTCCACTTTCATTTATAACTGTCATATCTTGCTTACCTTTAAGGGTGTCACATTTCGTTACCCCCTTATCTTCACTATCTATATGATCTATTAATGCTTTTCTAGTATTTGAGTAACCTAATACTGTGGCTACATCTTTTCCTACAAACCAAGGTTCGTTGTCAATGTTTAATGTTCTTATTTCTCCAAACTCTTGATTATTAAATACTGATAATGTATTTTGATTATTTTCTATTGTTTTGTAACTTTCATATAAACTACTTTGCATTTCTATCCCTCCTCATCAAAGAACATTTTGTTCTTTTAATTTCCAAAAAAAATTTCATCTAAAGTTGCATCTAATATTACAGCTATTTTTTTGGCTAAAAATATGCCAGGGTTTCTTTTTCCTCTTTCTATCATTGATATATAATCTTTTGTAACCCCAGTCTTTTCAGCTAATTCTAATTGCGTTATATTCTTCTTAGTTCTATATAACTTTAGGTTGCTCTTGAACATCTGTCGCCTCCTTTTTAGAACTATTTGTTCTGTTTATATTTATAATAATATAGAACCATTTGTTCTTTGTCAACACTTTTTAGGAACTTTTTATTCTTTTTTATTTTATTAGTTTCTCTTTATCGAACAATATGTTATATTTAACTTGTAAAAAAGAACAATTTGTGTACTTTATGAGGAGGTAAAATATGTTTGGAGATAGATTAAAATTATTAAGAAAAAATGGTAACTATACACAAAAAGAACTTGGAGAAAAATTAAATGTATCTGGTAGGGTTATTGGATACTATGAGTCAAATGAGAGATTTCCAGATAAAGAAACTCTTACAAGACTAGCTGATTTTTTTGAGGTATCTGTCGATTATCTTCTTGGTAGAACTGATATAAGAAACAATATTAAAGATAATAAAATTGATATAAATAAAAATGAAAAAGATAATGACATAGAAAAGATTATAGATGAACTAATGGAACAAAAAGGTCTTATGTTATGTGGTGAGCCTATGAGTGAAGAAGATATGTTTTTACTTAGAAACTCTATAAGAAGTACAATTGAACTGGCTAAGACAATGAAGAGTAATAAGAAGTAAATAGGTGATTATTGTGGGAAGAATTAAGGGAATAGTTATTAACTTAATAAAAAAATATAACACATCAAATGTATATGAACTCTGCGACCATTTAAATATAACTATAAAAAGAGATAAATTAGGAAGTATAAAAGGGTACTTTTTAAATGTTTATAATGATATGTTTATTATTTTAAATGAAAATATTAAAGAATGGGAAGAGCCTATAGTCATTGCACATGAACTTGGGCATATTCTACTACATAAGCATTCTAATATCTGTTTCTTAAAAAATTATACATTTTGTATTACAGATAAATATGAGAATGAAGCAAATGAATTTGCTGCTCATCTATTAATAGACGATAAAGATCTAGATACTTTTTCTTCTGGCTATGAATACGTAACTATAGAACAATTAAGCAAACACTTTTGTGTTCCTCAAGAATTTATTATGTATAAGATGAGAGAGTTGTTTTAGTAAATACTTAATTACTTATACATCAAACAATAAAATTAAAAAGAGAAGGATAAATCCCTCTCTTTAATATCTGTTAATTAGACTTGGTAGGACGGCGTATCCTGTCATCTCTGGTTACTATCTATAAAATAGCTCGTTGGTTGCGATTTCCAACTTCAAATCTAATCACTAGATTTTATATATTTAAATTATATCACATACATATTATAAAAAAAGAATCAAACATATAAATTTTATATGTTTCAACTTGAATATGATATAATACATATGTCAAATATAATAGGATTTAAATTTAAATATATTATTGTATATTAACTAAATAGTATTATATAATATAAATTAATTTTTATATTATATGGGGAGGTAAAAATGCTTTTAAAAATAAAAAACTTTGCTAAAATACAGAATGCAGAAGTGAAAATAGATGGCATAACTGTTATTGCAGGTGAAAATAATACAGGTAAAAGCACAATAGGAAAAATATTGTATTCTATGTATGCTAGTTATTACAATATTGAAGAAAAAATTTATTCAGAAAAAAAAGATCTTATAATATCTAAGCTATTCAAATATGTTGTTAATTTGGATGAAGATCTTAATAGTTTAAATAATAATATAACTTTATGTAGATCTATTGCTGAAAAAATAATAAATAATTATGAAAATATATCTAATATTAATAAATTTGTTTCTGATCTTATGTCTAAAGATTTTAAAATAAATTTAGATGACTCAGATTTTGATAAAATAATCCTTGATATACAAGAAGTGTTAGATATAAAAAATGATATCGTTGAGTTTACTATAGTTGAAGATATTTTTAATTCTGAATTTAATTCTCAGATTAATCATACAAACTTTAAGGATAAAAAAGCTACTGTAGAATTAAATATAAAAGATAAATCTTTATATTTTGTATTTAAAAATAATGAAATTGAAAACATTAAAAGAACAATAAACTTATTTGTGAACCCTATTTATATTGATAATCCTTTTATGTTAGATGAATTATCTAATAAAAAAATAAATCCTTTTAAAGCCGTTCATCATAAAGAAGATTTTTCTAATAAATTAGAAAACCGTAATTCAAATAATAATTTGATAAACCAAACATTAACTAAATCAAGGCTTTCTAAAATTATTAGTAAGTTAAATAGCGTTACAAATGGATCTTTTTCTGATATAGATGGTGAATTAAAATTTAATATTACAGGATTAAATGAACCTTTAAGTCTTACAAATTTATCAAATGGTTTAAAAACTTTTGTTATAATAAAAAGATTACTGGAAAATGGTTATTTGGAAGAAAATGGACTTTTAATACTTGATGAGCCTGAAATACACTTACATCCAGATTGGCAACTTATTTTAGCTGAAATAATTGTTTTATTAAATGAAGAATTTAGCATCAATATTATTGTAAATACACATAGTCCGTATTTTTTAAATGCAATTGAAGTATTTTCAACTAAGTATAAAGTATCAAATAAGTGTAATTACTATTTAGCAGAATTAGACAAAGATGATAATACTGTTTCTCATATAGCTGATGTTACAAATGAAACTAGTTATATTTATGATAAACTAGCTTCTCCATTACAAAAATTAGAGAAATTATTTTATGAAATTGGTGAAAATAATGAGTTCTAATTATTTAATAAGTTCTGGATGTCAATTTAGAGAAACTTTATCTGAAACTTCTAAAGATACTGCTAATAATGAATATATGACTAACTCTAATATGAATGTTATCAACTTTGATAGCTACAAAGAATTTTATATAAACAAATTAAATTTACCTATAATTTATGATTCTAGAAATACCCCTCAAAAAAGAGGTATTAAATCTAATGATGCATTATTTATTAATAATGATGAAATTTATTTTATAGAATTTAAAAATGGTTCAATCAATGATTCTAATAATGGCCCATTTAGTTTACATACTAAGTTATATGATAGTTTACTTATTCTATTAGATACGATAGATGAAAATATTTCATTTTCAAGAAAAAATATTAAATATATATTAGTATTCAATGAAACTAAAAAACATAAAGCAAAATCTTTTCGTAGTAACTCTTTGAACGCAATTTCTAGTAGATTAGCTGATTTATCCAATAAAGAGATTATTCATTTTGATTTACATAAATTTAAAGATATATATTTAAATGAAGTACATACATATACAAAATCTCAATTTGAAAGGAATTTTGTAAGAAGATTCCAAAATATAGATATGTTTAATCAGTTAGCTGTAGAAGTATAAGATATCAATTTATATTTACTATTTTATACTCATTCAAACACTATTTTAAATAATTTATATCTAAATCACTACTTTTAATTATTTAAAGTAGTGATTTTTATTTTATAAAGTATAACTTTTATTTTAACTATATTTTATAAATGATATAATTATCTTGAAAGGTGGTTTTATAATGATTGCTGCAATATACTCAAGAAAAAGTAAATTCACTGGAAAAGGTGAGTCAATAGAAAATCAAATTCAACTTTGTATGGACTATGCTAAAAATATAGGCATTACTGAATTTTTAGTATATGAAGATGAAGGTTTTAGTGGAGGATCTACAGATAGACCTAAGTTTCAAGATATGTTAGCTGATGCTAAAGATAAGAAGTTCGATTGTTTAATCTGTTATAGATTAGATAGAATTTCAAGAAATGTATCTGACTTCTCTGCTCTTATAGAAGAGTTAAATAAATTAGGTGTATCTTTTATATCAATAAAAGAACAGTTTGACACGTCTACTCCAATGGGACGTGCTATGATGTATATTTCTTCTGTCTTTGCACAATTAGAAAGAGAAACTATAGCTGAACGTGTCAAAGATAATATGTATGAATTAGCACGTACAGGAAGATGGCTTGGAGGAAATACTCCTACTGGATTTACATCAGAAAAAATAACTTATTTTGATGAAAGTATGAACCAAAGGTCAATGTGGAAGTTAAAGGTTGATAAAGAAGAAATGAAGTTAGTAGAACTTATATACTCTAAATATGAGGAATTAAAGTCACTATCTCAAGTTGAAAAATACTTCTTATCTTCTAATCATAAAGGTAAAAATAATGGTAATTTAGATAAATCAACACTTCAATCTATACTTAGAAATCCTTGCTATGCTAAGTCTAGTGAAGAGGTTATAAAATACTTATCAAATAATGGTATGGATGTAGTTGGTAGTCCTGATAACTCTCATGGATTTTTAACTTATGCAAAACAATCAAATACTCCTATAGTTTCAGTTGCAAAACATAAAGGAATTATAGATTCTGATAGATGGTTTTACATTCAAAAAATATTAGACTCAAACAAATCTAAAGCTCCAAGAGTAGTTTCTGGAAGTAATGTTGCTCTTTTAACTGGACTATTAAAATGTAGATGTGGAAGTACAATGAGAGTAAATTATGGATCTAAAAGAAAAGATGGTACAAGAGGTCATTATTATATATGCGCTAAGAAAAACACAAAAGGTTTAGTAGCATGTGATAATAAAAATATAAATGGTGAACAATTAGAAGAAGTAGTAATTGAACAAATAAAGAATGTAAATGAAAATAATATTTTTAATAAATTTGAAGAATCTAAAAAAGCAACATTAGAAAAAAATAAAAATATTAAATCTGAGAAAAAAATAATTAATAAGAAAATAGAAGATGCTAATTCAGCTATAGAAAATTTAGTTAAACAGCTGTCACTAAATACAGATAGTGTTGCATCTAAATATATAATCTCTGAAATTGAAAAATTAAATCAAGAACTTGAAAGTTTAAATAATAAACTTATTAAATTAGATAATTTAAGCAAGGAAATTGATTCTATTGATATAAACTTAAATATAATATCAGATGCTTTTATTAAATTTAGAAATGAATTTGATAACGCTGATTTAAATACTAAAAGATTTTTACTATCTAGTATAATCGATGAAATTATTTGGGATGGTGATACTGGTAATATAAATGTGTGTTATTTAGGTACTAAAAAAAAAGCACTAATATAGAAAATATAGCTACTGCAACTGATTCAGAGTTTTTAAAAACATTGTATTTTAGTTGTTGTAGCTTCCGTATGCCCAACATAAAATCCTGATTTTTCTCCTCCAACAAATAAGTTTTTCATATTTTCCGCTCTCATATAATTATCCCTTGGAGATACTGCCATATATCTGATTGAGTTTCCCTTTCCTCCACTATATGGATCTACTATACAAGCAGTTTCAAAACCAGATACACTTCTTAATTTTTCCAGATTGAAGAAAGGTGACATTAATTTTGCATGTGCTGTGTTAATAGTATTGCGACACTTAAACCAATACGTTTTAAATTGTATGGAGATAAAACTTATCGTTTATATAATTATAGCAAAGATGATACTCTTTCAGAAATGATAAAAAAATATAGATTAAATAATAATTTATCTTATAAAGAACTTGGTGAACTTGTAAACTGTTCCCAAGGCCATTTATGGATGATTGAACATAAAGATAGAGACTATCCTCAATCAAAGGTATTAATCAAAAAAATATTAAAATTAGTAAGAAAAGATTTTATACTATGCATAGTAGTAGGAAATATAATTAAGTTTATTTTTACATAAATTTATATTAAATATAAATGAAAAAAATATAAAAATTGGATCTTTATAGATGAAATGAGGCCTAGGTTGGTACTCTCTGTATAATTGATTACCAGTTTTATCGTGACTGACAATTATACATATAATAATGAATTATAATATCACATATTTAAAATCAATATTTTAGACTAAAACACTCAAAAAAACTAATATTCCGCATAAATAACTGGAAAATTTATGAAAAATATGATATAATTTTAAAAAAATACTCATATAGTAGTATTTTTCAAACTTCCATAAATCAAGAACCTATAAACTTGACATCTACTTATTAAGTTTAAAAATAGTTCTTGTTTAACCCCAATAAAGTGGTTAATATCCCTGTAAACCAAAATCCCTAATTTAAGTTTCAAAACCACACTATACTTAATTAAATAACTTATTTTTTATATTTTCTTTTTAAAGAAATGTTATATTTAGAAGAAGAGAAAAAATGAAAAATTTAATTAAAGAGGTTTTCAGGGAAAATTATATAAAATTAGAAATTAGAGATACAATTGTTGTTATCAAGTTTACTTTAGATTCTACACAGTTTATGTTTTTTCTTTTCTTCTTAATTTTTCTTAATTTTAATAGACATGTATTTACTAGATAGTATTATATATATATTGGCTACTCAGTCTAAATATCAAATTACAAAAACTGTATTTTTTATTTAGGCCCTTATTTCAAAAATATGTATTTCCCAGGGTATTTGTTACCCAAATAATTAATTAAAAAGTGCTAGGATAAAACTCATCCCCCTAGCACTTTTTCTTATACTTTTAATCACATGAATTTAAATTATTTATTATTTTTCTACAAATACATATTTTTTATTTAAAGATAACCATCCTTTACGATATGGAGCATACCCCCATTTTCCATTTTTAGATACTTTAGTAATTTTATACCTCACACCCTTTGGAGCTGTATGTAATATATCAACTTCAGTTGTTGGTGACTTTCTTATATTAAGCTTTCCTTTTGTAATTACATAATAAGGAACTTTATTTGTTATATACTCATTAGTTATTGGTTTATTAAATCCATTTAATCCTTTTGATTTTATAAGAGATGTATAATCTACATAACAATAGTTTTGGTCAGTACTTGAAGAAGGTATTCCATTTATTTTTTTATTTCTAAGCAGATTTGTCTCTCCTCCAAACTGCCACATCATTAGATCCTTTTCTTTGTAACCACATTCTTTTGCATAATGAGCTATCCATTTATCATACTTAGAAAGTTCACTTTCAATAAGATGATCTCTTAATATATATTTACCTGAATATATAGCTACATAATAGCCAGCATCTTCTACAACCTTAGCCATAGCTTTTACTGCATCTGTTAGCTGTCTTTTTGATGTTTTCTTTAATACTTCTGTATCTTCTATATCCAAGAATATTGGATATTCAAACTTTTTTCCTTTAAGTAAATCTACTATAAATTTACCCTCTGCTTTACCTTCTGCAACAGTAGCACATCTACTATAGTAATAAGCTCCTATAGGCATTCCTATAGCTTTTGCCTGTTTATAATATTCTTCAAACTTAACATCCTTTGCCATTGTTTTACTAGAAGATAAACTAGTTCTTCCAGCTCTTAATATTGCAAATTTTACACCTTCAGATTTTACTTTACTCCAGTTAATAGTTCCATTGTGATAGCTAACATCAATTCCAAATATTTTTTCCATTTTATTTACCTTCCTTTTCTATATTTTATAAAATAAAAGTGACTCTGCATGATCTACACAAAGTCACTTTATTTTTCTACTTTTTCTAATTTATCAACTTTATTTGCTCCAACTTCTAAAGCTTTCTTTATGCTATTTGGGACCCATACATCTAGCCTTACTAAATTTTCTATGATACTAAGTCCTTCTTTAAAAATAAATCCTATAATAAACGTTCCTATGTATGCACTAATTTGAGGTATAAAATAATCCAATGCTATAAATATACCGAGTACTATACACTCTCCAAAGCTCCTGAACATTCCTTCACTACATCTCCTTGACTTTAATCCACCTTCTTTAGCCGCTGCTAATATTCCAGCAATAAAGTCTATTGATATTCCTACAAAAAATACTTTAAATAATACTTCTAATGTTATTCCCATGTTGTTATTCTCCTTTTTCGTATAAAAAAAGAATCTAAATTTATTAGATCCTTAAGATTTGTGTAAATGCAATAATTTATAAAATTCTACTTAATTATTATACACTAGAATGCTTATTACCTATTGCAAGCCAAAATATTGATTTATTACCTGTTGAAGTTGATGATACTAAAATTCCTATTTCACATGTAGTAGATGTTGTACTAGCACATGAAAAAACTTGATTAGCATAACTTGTGTTATCACTTGTGACTACAAAAGGATTAAATGCAAACTTTTTAGGATATGTTATCGTTTGAGTATATCTTGTATTTGCTGTCATTCCTGTAAAAGACGCTTTACCCCAGCATATTAGCAAATCACCCATCACCATATAGCTATGATTATCATTATTTATATTATTAACTTTTTTATGACCTTTGAGTTTTTCAATATTTTCACTTATCTTGTCAATTTCTAGATTTGTTCTTTCAATTTCAGATTCTTCTTCTGTTTTAGCAGTGGTAGAATTAGTAGTATCTGTTTCTCCACTTGCTCCAATAATCATGTTAAAAGTACCATTATAATTAATATTCATATTATGAATATAACTATTAAAACTATCACCTTTTTTATTAGTTATTAAAACATCATCTCCTAAATCAGCTAATATATTACCTCCAAAATTCATTGAATAACCTTTAAATTCTAAATATGGAGCATATATTAACATATCATCTCCCCAGTAAGCATTACCATTCTCATACATTTTCTGCGAAAATAAAGGGTTATTTATTTCAAGCACCTTCCCAGTATCATGTATATTAAACTCCATGGAATCGCTATCTTTCCAAATCACTCTAAGTGTTTTAATTTTAAATATATCTTTTTCGTATGATAAATTTAAATAATCATCTATTGTAAATGTATGCTTATAATTAGGTGTATCATCTTTTCTAAATGTTTTTATTGTTATTTGCCCATCTCTAGTGCAGCTCACATCACCTAAAACCAAACTGGCCATTAATCCCAAAACTTCTCTACAAGAATAACCATCTATTTTAATTTGCTTTGAATTAGTAGCTATTAGTTCAAATACATCTTCATGAATTTCAACTCCTGTTTGGTTTTGAATTCTTAATAATTTATCATATGTAGTTAGATTATCTTCATCTATGTAAGGAATATCTAGTTTAACTATATTATCATACATTGTGAAAGTCGTTGTTGTGTCTGTCTCACTTTCATTTGCAATATTAAAAACACCGTAAGGAACATATTCATACAATCCATTTTCAAGCAACAGTCCAAATTCAATTTTAACTTGCTTAGATGTATCTATAATTGAATTTGGAGTAATAAAAGTTAATGTGCATGTAGTAGAGATACAATTACCTACACTAAAAGCATTATCATTTTTTAACATACTATTAAAAGAGATATTTATTACATCTTCATTTGTAAGAATTGTATCACCAATTGTAATTCTACTTTCATAGTTTTTAGTTATTTTGTTATTAGCTATTTTAAAATCTTCCGATACATTTATATGCATGTAATCACCTACCTTTCAACTAAATTTGTCTTTAATCCTTCCCATCTAGTAACACCTTTGTTTACTCTCAATACTGGTGCTGACCTGTCACCAGTATAAAAAGTCTTAGTTGTTATTCCACCAAGCTCTGGATCTGGGTATTTTACAGTAAAAAATACATCACTTACTGATTTTAGTATTTTAGATATCTCTGAATTTGATAGTGGTCCCCATTCTACTGTTAACTTTCTTTTTACTGCTACTCTAGTTCTTTGCATCGTTCCATTTGCATTTCTTTCACTTTCTTTATCAATATCCTGTAGGTCTACTTGAAAAACAGAAGGATCTTTTACTTCAACACCTGCTATTGTTAATATTGCCATTCTATCACCTCAATAAAAAAGGAGCTAAACTAATAGCTCCTAGATTGTTATTCCTTGCCTTTTCAGTTGTCTAAGTATATCAATTATTTTACTTCTAAATATTGTATTTCCATCTAAGTTGATAACTATATCTCCTGTATATGTATCACCTTTTTGTTGATTATAATTATTACTAAATCCTTGAACAAAATCATTTCCAAAGTTCATTCTTGAAACTAATCTATTAGCTATTAAATCAAGTGCTCCAGTGTTGTTTTCAAGTGGTAAAACTACCTCTTTACCAGCTTCACCTATCATTGATAACGTTGGACTGTCTATTAAACCACCTTTAGCAAGATAAGGTATCTTAGGCGCTTTCCAAGTCCTCCCACCAAATATCGGTACCCAATCTGGAACAGTAAATTTAATCTTACCTAATACAGCATTGTTTATCTGTTTTATAATTCCATTTATAGTACTTTTTACATTACTAGCTGTTGTCTTTACTTTTAATGCAATACTAAAAGCCCATGACCTTATTTTAGATTTAGTACTATTATAAGCTAATTTTACCTTATCATAAAAAGAACCTACTTTAGCTCCTACACCTAACGCCCAGCTTTTAATTGATTTTTTTGCATCTTCGTATCTTTCTTTTGCTCTATCATAAAATGAAGCTACTTTTGCTCCAAGAGAAAGTGCCCAATTCTTTATAGATGTTTTAGCATGGTTATATCGTTCCTTCGCTTTATCATAAAATGAAGCTACTTTTGCTCCTGCTTCTAATAACTTATCCTTCATCCAATTCTTAGCACTATCATATCCTTCTTTTGCTTTATCATAAAAAGAACCTACTTTTGCAGCTATTTCTAAAGCCTTATCTTTAATCCAATCTTTTACTTCTTCCCACTTTTCTAAAGCTTTTTCCTTAAAATCTTCTACTCTTGAAGCTATGTTGATTACAAATTCTTTTACTGCATCTACTATCTCGTCCCACTTTTTCTTTATATCATCTTTAAGCTTTTTAAATTTATCTGTAACACTTTTACAAAAATCTGTAAATTCTTTTTTCTTTTTATCTACCCACTTTTTGAAATTAAAATTTTTAATTTTCTTCCAATCTTTTTGTAAATCCTTACAGAATTTTAAAAATATCTTACCGACTGCTTTTATACTTGGACACATTTTTTGTAAATCTTTCATAAAATCGCCAGCTAAAACTTCTACAACTTTGAGAACTACTTTTGCAATTAATTTAAATGCTCCACCAAGTACAGTCCCTACTATATCAGCCAAAGTTTTAAATAATATACTAAATCCTTCTAACCATGGCGATAATGCGTCTTTTATAGCTTTCCATGTCTTAATCACATTATTTCTAAAATCTTTGTTTGTTTGCCAAAGATATGTTATTGCTCCTACTACAATTCCTATAACTGCTGCTATACCAACAACCACTGGATTAATACCTAACAACCCTTGTATTATAGGTCTAACTCCAAACCTTTTTATCCCTAATGCAACTTCTTTTACAAAGGTTATAACTTTTTTAAGAGGTTTGAATCCTTTTGATACTTTAGATACAATACTACTCCATTTTGATATAACAAAATAGGAACCAACTCCAGCAAGTAATCCTGCACATATTGCTATAATTGCTTCCTTTCTATCAAGAATATATTTCTTCATATTATCAAATACTTTTTTGATTTTTTCCACTTTAGCTTCTAAACCTGATGTCTCTATTTTACTTCCTATATCCACAGTTGGTATATTTCCTATTCCTAAATCGCCTACACTACCAACTCCACCAGCAGAGGGTGTTGAACCTCCTATACTTGGTAAATTATTAGTTTCGCCTGTTTTATTAGAAGTTAAATTATTTATTTCATCTAATCCACTTATTAGTCCTTTTATTTCTTTCTTCGCTTTTTTAGCACTTGCTCCAGCTTTTTTAGTAGCTTTACTAGCCTTATTTAATCCTTTACTAGCATTTGTTGAACTAGATCCAACATTGCCTAAAGAAGTACTTAATCCCTTTGGAGTAGTACCTAAAGAGTTACTTACATTAGTTGCTCCTTTCTGTGCTTTACCAAAGAGGGCTTCTGTTATAGCCGAGAAATAAGCTGCAAAAACTTGTAACTTACTTATAACAACATTTAATACTTTTATAACGGGTAAGAATATATTAATTAATCCTTGTCCCATAGTAGCTTTAAAACTTTCAAATCTTAATTGCATAACTCTAATCTGGTTAGCCCATGAGTCACTAGTTTTAGCAAAATCTCCTTGAGCTAGAGATAATTGTTGCAAAACAAAGTTATATCTTAAAGCAACTTTTTCTTGTTCTGACATCTTAGCTGTAGTTACTCCATAACCATTTGCTAAAGCATATTGGTCCAGTGCATTTTGTGTCATTACTACCCCAAGCTCTTTAAGTGTTTCAGTCTCACCAGTGAATACAGATTTTAATTTAGTGTATGCTTCATCACTTGTCATATTGTAAAAAGAGGCTACATCACCAGCTAATCCAGTTAAAGTTGTACTCATGTTGTATGCTTCTTGCTCTGTGAACCCAAAAGATTTTGCCATGGCTCCTAGAGTACCAGTGTATTTTTTAGCTATTGTTTCAGAAAGTCCAAAATCATTTATAGCATTCTTAGCAAATTGATTTACACTATTACTCATACTTGTAAAAGTAGTATCTACAACATTTTGAACCTCTGCCAAGTCACTTCCTAACTGAATACAACTCTTACCAAACTTATAAATAACTGTTGTTGCAAGTGCTGTAGCTATTGTTTTCTTTACAGTACTCATTACATTAGATACATTTCCCATAACTCTATTAGTTTGGTTCTGTACAGTATTTAATTGTCTTGTATAATTAGAGGAATCAGCTGTAATTCTTACATTCAATTCACCTATAGTTGACATTACTATTCCTCCTTTCTTCTATTGTTGTACTCTTCTGAATATGCCATAAATCTTGCTTTATGTAGCTGCCATTGATTTTCTGCAATTTTTCTTTGAGCTTCTTCTCTTTCTTCTTTAAAAAGTTCTGGCATTAAATCATATATATCAGTTACTTTTGCATCTTTAGAGAATATACAAGCCACATTTTCAGCTACCTGTCTTGCTAATACAGAATTAGAAATTAACTTTGTTTTAAGTTCATAAATTTCTTTTTCTGCTTCTCTTTCTTTAACTCTTTGATTACTTTCAATAAGGTCATAAACTTCCTGTAAGCTTAAGTCCCAAAAAAAAGAAGGAGTGTAACCCAAATCCAAAAAGCTTGGGTACACTTCTTCTATTAAATCACTAATTGTATTTATTGTTACTGATCTACCTCTTCCATGCTCTTCTCCATCTCCTCCGCCATTGAATGAGTAAAAAAACCCGATACAGTAAATATTCCTAAATATATCTTTTGATAGAAGTCTAACTGTGAACCACCTTCTTCACAATATCTATCGAATAAATCATATACCTTTTCTAGCTTTATTCCATGATGCCAGTCTTTCATAGCTGCATGAGTTACTTGTAGCATAATATTTAATGGTGGTAAATTATCTCCTATTTGAATTAAGTTCATCAGTCCAGTTTGATATTTTTCTTCCAATTTAACTATCGCAGAAGTTTTAAGCTTTAACTTATATTCTTCTTCTCCTACTTCCCATATTTCAAATGGTTTTCTTGTATTTTCAATCATATTATCTCTCACCTTCTATTATATTTTTTCTAGTATCGCACTTTCTAAAAATGCATTAACTGGGGTCGGCCCAAGTAAGCTCAGATTGAAGTGCCATTGATGTTGTTATTGCTATTGGATCATTAACCGAACCTCCACCTAGTTTATTAGATACTTCTGCTGAGAAACTCACTGATGCTCCATCTGGATAAGTAACTTTAAAGTTTGTTGGTTTAGATGCACTTTCAAATCCTCTAAGAACTTTCCAAACTGCATTAGTATACTTGAATTTAAATTCCATATCTCCAGCATCACCAATACCTTTTTCATATTGTTTTACTGAATCACTTAAACAAGTATTTTCCACCTTTTCAGGCTCAACCCCTATATCTGGAACTTCTTGAAGTCCTTCTATGTCTGTGTATGAAGTTGTGCCACTTGTGCTATATCCTATTTTTATTCCATTTGCTAACATAAATTATCACCTTTCTTTTCTAATCCTCTATATAAACTATATAATTTACACTAAATTCTGCATTGCCTTTTTCATCTCTTCCAATATAAAAAGGACTTTGTTGAGGATTAAATCCTACTTGCTTATTTAGTATCTCGTATATATTTCTTATTATTTCAAATCCTTTTTCATAACTTTTATTCCTTACTATAACTTGTAATCCAGGTCTCTCTAACTTCTGATTGTCAAAGTATAAAGTTGCTGGTTGTCCAGCTGTAGCAAATAATCCTACACTATCGCTATCTGCTAGGCTTCCCATAGTTATATTTTCTTTTATATCATTTACTTCAAGTATTTCTTTAACTTTACTTATTAACACTTTTTATCACTTCCTTTATTGCCTTTATATATCCATCTTTATTTTCATTAAAAGGACTTTCTAGGAATTTAGGCCCACCACCAAGTGGATGGTGATACTCTAAATGTTCATGCTGTTTTCGTGTATAAGGTAAACTTGAACCTACTATATATCCATTTGGTATTTTCCTAGGGACTGCAAGTTCTCCTCTTAAATCTCCAAACTTAACTGGTGCTGCTTCGCTCGATTTACTAGCAAAATCTAAAGCAATATCAGTTAATTCTTTTTTTACTTCTTCTTCTGTTTGTTGCCTAAGTCTTGCCAAGTTATTATTTAATTCATCAATACCTCTAATATTAAAATTACTCATAGTAAATAACCTCTATATCCAACTATTCCATCCAATGAAGTCATATAGCTTACAGATATAACCTTCCTATCATTTATTAAGTCTCCAGTTTTAATATGCTCTACACATTGTATTACTCCACTTGATACAACTTCTTCACCTTTAGAATTAGTGATTACTTTAAACTTATCAACTAACCTACAAAGTATTTCTTTTTCCTCAAATACAGGTTCATTATATACATTAGTTCCTCTTTTAGATTTATAAGTACAAACTTGACCTAAATAATCACTTAACATATTGATACACTTCCTAACAAATAAGGTTTTAAGTACTCTATGGCTTCACTACATACTTTATTCTTAACTTTAGAAATATCATAACTTTCACTAAGCCCTTCTACTGAAAAACTTGTTACTCCTTGTTCAATCAATTTAGCTCTCTGACTATTAGCTGTTTGAATTAAATATAATGCTTGTTCACATATAGCTTTTTTTACTGCATCATCTTTTAAATCATCAATATACCTACTAAATTTAAGTCTTTGTATTTGACTAGTAGCCATTTTTATAGCTTGATTTTGTTTATTTGATTCTGCATTTATAAAGTCATCTCCAAATAATCTTTCATTATGAAAATAACTTAGTGCATCTTCTGTATTTATCATACTCTCACCTACTTAAAAATTAAAAAGAAGCTAGGTTACCCTAACTTCTCTATTAATTGAGATTTATTCAATTTTGAATACCCTTCTATTCCTTGCTCTTTAGCTATTATTTTTAATTCTGCTAAAGTCATGGTCGAATAATCTATACCTTGTGGTCCTTCCACATCTTCCACTTCACTCATTAATGAGATACTTGAAGCTTCTGGTATGCTAGGCACTGTACTTTACAACAAATTTTATTGCATTATGTTTTTTGTCTAATATAAATACGTCTTCAAAAGATTCTTCAAAGTATACATATTTACCTTGAGTAACAGCACTTGGTGCTTGTAATTGTGCAAACTCATAAGAAACTATAGGTAATACCGCACTTGGATGAACTAAACACATAGCTATATCTTTAGCAGATCCACCTACACTAAATCCATCATTAAAAGTATATTCAGTCTTCATTAATTTAGTTGGCACAGATATTACCTCAACTTCATCAAGCCTTGAAACTCCTCTTAATAAAGTTTTATCTCCATTTGCTCTTACTATTGTCATAGCATTATCTATTAATGTTTTTGTGAAGGTGTCAACATATAATATTCTTCCAGTAGAAGGAACTAACGCTTCATCCATTTCATCCATTAATTTATCAAATACTTTTAATACTGTATCTTCTGTCAGTTCTGCATCCTCAGGAGTTATAGCTTCTTTACCATTTTTTAATTTATATAAATTAGATATTAAGTAAGCATCCATTTCTGGGAACTTTTCAGTTTCATTCATTGTCTTAGTAATATTTGTTATAGAAGCTACTTGATTAGTTTCGTCTACATCTCTAGGGTGAACTAAGGTTTCCCATGTCCTATGATTTTTTAATGTCTTAGTTTCCCATGCATTATTAAAGTTTCTAGAGAATTGACCTATAGTATCTCTATCTCCATTTTTTCTTCCTCCTACAGATAAAGTAGGTATTTGTATAGTTTTTGCATCTACTATTCTATATTTGGATGAATTCTCGGTACTCCACAATCTACCAAAGTGTAGTACATTAGGATAAGCATTTGCTAATGCTTGTGAATATTGTTGTGCGTAATTTAATGCTGCCATTTTTTATTTCTCCTTTATTTATCTTATTTTCGTAAAATTAAAATTAAATCCATCTTTAGATTCTGCTCCTTCTCCAGGAGGATTAAAGCCACTTCCTGAAGGTGTTTGTTGTTCAGCTTCAAATAAATATGAAGCTTCTTTTTTTAGTACTTCTAATTGAGTTTCTAACCCTTCTAATTTACCATCTTGGTATTTTACTTCATCAAGATTCAATAAAGCTTTTAAAGCTTTGCTATTTTTACATTTTGCTGTAGATAGTGCACCGTCTAAAGCAAAATCGAATTGAAGTTTATTCATTTCATTTAAATGTTTTTCTTCTAATTCTTTATTTGAAAGTTGCAACTGTTCAAGCTGTTTTTTTAGTTCTTCATTATCTGTATTATTTTTAGATAACTCTTTTAATTGCTTTTCATAAACCTTTGAAGCTTCTTCTAATTGCTTCTTTTGTTCTTGTAGCTTGTCATATCTAACATCTACATTCTCTAATGAAGTAGTATATATTTTATTTTCCTTCATAGAGGTTGTAATTTTGTTTATTTGCTCGTCATTTAATCCTTGAGCTTTTAATATTTCTTGTATTGTCATAATATCCTCCTACGTTTTTATACGTGTTTACATCACCTAGAGTTTTTGCTAATTTGTTCTTTTACGTCTACAAACAAGCTAAAAAAGACAATAAAAATAAGCCCTATAAGGACTTTATATTATCTATTTCAGATAAAGCTATCATCAATTTTCCTATTAACATAGTTAGCTTATCTTCATTTTCTTTAGTTTCTTCAGCAACATATAAGCTTGCCATTTCCTCATATAAATCAGCCATATCTCTGAATTGTTTAGCCGCTTTTAAAAATTTTTCTTTCGCTTTCTTGTCTTTCGATACTAAACTCTTATTTATAGCTCCACTAGCTAAACCAAATTTTTTTGAATAATTCATATTATTTAACCCTTTCAACTTTATAATTTTCCCATTTCTTATACGCATCTACATACATTTCTCCTTTATCTCCATTGTATGTACACTCATAATACATTCCATCAAATAGAGTCGTACTAAGTAGTGCTTTATTATTTTGCAGTGCTTTGCAACTCCATACCATAAATACATCATCTATTGTAATTTCCTTTTTATCTGTTTTATCTAAATGTTTATTAGTATAGTTACATACCTCTTGCTTACACCATTGTAAAAATTCTTTTTCGTTCATTATTTAATTCCCTCCTATTTACTAAATAATCCTTGAATACTTGCTCCTAAAACAAGCAATAAAAAAGTGTACCTATGTACACCCAAAAGCTACTAAATATAAATTGTAAAACTTCTAACATAGTCATTCCTCCTATAATTTCCTACTAAATTTAAGCATAAAAAAAGCACCTACATCTCTTCTGTAAGTGCTTTTATTTTAGCAAATCACTATCTTCAATTAATTTTATATCCTCATAGATATATTTTTTATCTTCATCTGTAAGATCACCATCATATTCGCCTGATTTAATAACTTTAATACTTCGTGCTATTTCATCTGATAGATTTTTACTTTCAGAATCTAATGATCCTGTTATAGATATCTTATCCGGTAGATTTTTAATATTATTTGATTCAACAGCATAAGCTCCTATTGCAATATAATGACAATCTCTCTCTATTGGCATTTCATCAGACATATAGTAGTCATTTTCATAAGCTACTCTTGCTACACACCCTTTAAATTCTGAACAACTTCTAAGCGAAGAGTTTATTAGGCTAGCAACATCATTCTTAATTTCTTCTAAGTATTCTAATTCCATTCTTAATCACCTTCCTTTCCAACCATCAAAAGTTTTGCCAGATACAACATTAACTTTTATATTTGGATGCTTTTTTATGAATTGATTAGCTACACTTCTACAACTTTCACACATTTTCTTCTCAGAAAGCATAAATATTTCATTAATTTCTTCATTTTTTGCTACATCATTCAAATATTCAAAGAATTTAGCTTCTGTATCATAATATCTAGGTACTTGGTTTACTTCACCATCAACTAAATCTCCTAAATCACTTGTTTTAAATACTCTACCTTCATCTTTTAATAATACTAACTCTTCCTTATCCCCTTTAAATTTTATATATTCTATATCAGTTTCATAAGCTATTCTACTTGAAGCGAATTTAGTATAACCATTATACTGTAATACTGCAAAATTCCCTTGCTTCTTAAACTTAGAAGTTTGTTTATTTCTTTTCGTATCAAATGCAAGTTTATCTAGTTCTAAAATTTTCTTTGAAGATACTTCTCCAAAATCAGCTTTATAAGAGTTAACTATCTTATATGATTGTTTTAACTCTCTCCATCTCTCACTATCATTATACTTTATTTCCCTAAAACTTTGAAAACTTTTTGGTGCTTCTTCTTCCAAAACTTGTCTAAATGTTTCATATTGTTTTTTATCATTTCTTAGTCTAGCTTTTTTCTTCTGTTCTTCTAAATATTTATTTATACTTTCTTCTTTTTCTTTAGGGATTTCAAAAGGTTTATTACTATTTTTTATATCTTTTTCTACATCATTATATTTTTCAATATAAGGTGTTATTCTATGTCTACAACGTGGGTGAATATTGTTATAACCGTTATTAAATCCAGGTATAGTATTTAACTTAGGAAACCTTTTGTCTTTTCCACTAATACTATAGACTCTTCCTTCATAAGGTACACATACTGGACATGATGTAGAATGTTGTGTCATCTTAACTAAATCTTTTTCATGCTCTCCAGCTATATTTAATACACATGTATTCTGAGTTTCTGCTACTATGCTCCTACTTAATAATTCTGCATAACTAGTAAAAGGAATAACTCGACCTCTTTTGTCTGTTATTCCTCCTAATCCTGTATCTATTAAACTATTTATTAATTCATTCTGCAGCTGCTTAATAGTTTGTCCAGTAGCAAATTTCATCTGAGTATCAGTAAGACCTATATCTCTTATAGTGTCCTCTATTCTTCTCCCAACTTGATTATTAACTTCTGCAAAGTTGTTTATCATGTTATCACTTAAAAGTTCTATAGCTTGTGCGTGAAGCTGTACAAAGCTATCTCCTATACTCGATATACCTAAGACTTCCAATGAGTTATAATAAGCTTCCAAATATAACTCATTAACTATATCTTTGGTGTAATTAGCACTTTTCATTTGAAGTTGCATTAATTCAAGTTTTACTTGCTTTAACATAGCTTCATAGAAATCTGTAACATGACCTTTAACCTTCTTGGTGCTAATTATATTGATAAGTCTTTTTTCCGCTTGAGTATACATTTTGATAAGTTGATTTATTTTTTTATCATAGCTTTTCATTATTCTTCATCAACTACTTTATTGTAATCAAAATTCATATTTGACATTGGATTATTATCTCTTTCATCTTGAAGAATTGCTTCCAGTTCCTTTTGGGTATCTTCATCTGATAAACTATCCAACCTTTGAATAGCGCTAAACTGTGATAATGTGGATTTATTGCCTGTTCTTATTCCCATTATTTCTGCTTGCTCTTTTGGATCATCAGGTAAACCATCATTCCAAAATATATTAATTTTCTCTTTTTCAAGATTAACTATATTTTCTCCACCTAATTGTGACGCTAATTTAATAGACTTTTTTATTGCACTATCAAATCTCATTCTAGTACGGTTTACCTTGGCTAATGGTGAAATCATCATTCTCCTTAGTGCTGTTCCAGAAGCTGCATTACCTGTCTTTTGTTCAGTATCAAATATGGCACTTCCCATTTCACTTATTACTGCTAATATATTGATTAATTTCTCTATCTGTTTAAAGTTAGCTTCTAATTGTGCATTCCAAGTCACATATTCAACTGGCGGGTCCTCTGTAGTACATCTAATAAAGTAATTTCCCATTTTTAATTTATATTCTCCAGTATGGTAATCTCTTTCTAATGCACTTTCTGGACCTTGAACACTAGGTTCTGCATGTTTATCTAATATCTTAGATATTTGACTTATTCTAACTTCTATTTCTGAAATAATGCTATCTAAATCTGCATAATCATCTATTCCATAAACTCTATCAGATGTTAATAGATTATGAACTGGAACTATTGCAAAATCATTCAATCCAGTTATTACTTGCTTAATTTCTTCATGAACTCCAGTAATCATATTTTCAGCATCATTTAATTTAAATGTTATATACTCATATAATCCTTTACTATGTATCTCTACATATAAATAATGGTCATATTCTTCTTTAGTAGTTCCCCAAAAACTTATATTTGGCTTAGGTACTTTGTAAGTATGAGCTAATATATGATGTTTTACTTTACGAATATTTTTAGAATCTACAACTTTAAAATAAAAAGAAGGCTGAGTGATATCTATAATCCCTTTGCCTTCTTCATCTTTATAAATATTAAATATACTATCTCCATACCTACTCATATCTATAGCTGCACTATAACAAGTATTAACTAAGTCGCTATTTTCTGAAATAGTATCTAGGGATATTTGATGTATTGAATTATCTTCACCGCATGCTATTTTAGGTGGTTCTCCCAATAAAAAATCAGCTATTTTTAATGATATTAACTTTTGAAAGTTAGCTATCACTGAATAACTGACTATATCTTCAAAGTTTCCTATTACCCTTGTAATCCTCTTGAAACTTTCCTTATAAACTTTTTCATGTTCTCCTTCAAATATCATTTTATTCTTATGATATTTATCTAATCTTTTTCTTTCTCCATATGGTGGCCAGACACTGCCAGGTTTTAAAAAGTCTAAATTTGTTAACATCAACTCACCTCCTACATTCTAACTTTTGCTACTCCAGATGTTGTAGACTTCATATCTCTTTCTAAACCATATCTAGTAGCATCTATTGTATGATTATCTTTATCTTCTAACTTTGGTCTTACATTCCCATCTTTATCAGTCTGATAATCTATATTTTCATACTCTTTTGCTACATTTGGAGTCCTTTTATTATCTATTACAATTGCTTCTAAATCATCTAACCAGTTTTCACCAAACTCTATACTTCCTGGTCCTTTTTTAGCTTTTAATGCCTGTATTCCATATTCTTTTAATTCTGCAATACTTCTAGGCTCTGCACTATCACAAGTAACTGGATAGTCATTATATTTCTTTGATTTAATCTTAGAAGCTAATTCTCTTATACTCATCTTCACTCCATATATTTCATCAATAAAATAAAGTATTCTTTTTTTACTATCATAATGCATTCTAACAAATGCCATTGGATCTGTAGCATAACCAAAGTCATTACCTTGCCTTATGTTATCAAAAGAAGCTATTTCTTCATCTGTTATAGTTCTAAATACTAAATTGGAAAAAGGCACTACTCCAGAACCAATAGGCTCTCCTAAGTACTCCCATCTATATTTAAATTCATTCTTATTTTTAACTTCCTCAGCTTCTTCCATGAAGGCCTTAGATATATGAGGATTTTCTAAATAAGTGCTATGATGAACATAAGTATTATCTGAAATGAATTGTGTATTATATTTTTTATTAACCCAACTTTGCTTTCTCTTTGGTGGATTGTAAGAATAAAATACTTTATAATTTAATCCTTCTTCTAATTCCGCCCTTAAAACTGAGTTAACTATCGTTGATACTTCATCTTCTGTTTTAAACTCCGCTAGTTCTTCTATCCATAAATAAGTAATAGGGTACTTACTCATTTTAATAGACTTAATCTTAGCTGGATCATCTGCTCCTCTAAATATAAAACTGTTTCCTCTAGGTATATAAGTTAGTTTTAAAGGACTCTTTCTTATTTTCCATAAATGATTAACTCCGAGTATATCTATAGCTTCTTTCAGTTGCTCAAATACCGATTCTGCCAATGTTCCAGCTACTTTTCTAATACATAAACAAGTTACTGGATTTTTCATTAATGCTAGTACCAACCATATAGCAATATGAGTTGATTTAGCAGAAGCTCTACCACCTTTTAAAACATGATATAAATACTTATCTGAGTTAGTAGCTTTCCAAAATGAATAAAAATTCTTATTTATTATCTCAGATATTTTTTTATGCATCTTCGTCTAAGCTTCCTACATCATCAATTATCGTTATGGCTGAATTACTATTGACTTCTACTTTATCCGTAAACATACCTAGATGTTTTCCTAACATATCTAAAGCTTTGAGCTTATCATAAAACTTAACTTCTCTTTCTTGTATGTCCCCATCATCTGTAGGAATAGATTTTATTTTTACTCCAGATATTACTGCTAAATCATCATCACTAGCATTTTCTTTTACTGTAGCTTGATTAAAATTAATTACATCACTTGGATTTACAAAGGCTATCTTAGCTATCTCTCTTAGCACTCTATCTTGATTTATGCCTGTCCTTCGACTTCTTTCAGCTATAGCTTTATCTATCTCATTTTTTATTTCAGGTTTTTTCAAGTTTTCATTTCCTATAGAATAAGCTGTATCTGGACTATATCCTGCCCTAATAGCCGCTTGAGTGGCATTAAGGTCTACCAAATATTCTTCTATAAATCTTTTTTGCTTATTCGTTAATCTAGCCATTAATACCACCACCTCACTTATTCGTCGTTTTATAAATATGCAATAAAAAAGAACCCTACTAGAGAGTTCTCATTAAATAATATCATTCAGGTGCTTTTGAAATTATGTAATTCTAATTACCATATCTTTATATAAATAAATATCTCTTCCTACCAATTCTTTAATCATATAATTTTTCTCTGCAAGGAGTAATAAGCCATATAGAATATTATTTTCATCAAATAAAATCTTTTCTTTCTCTAAAATCTTTTCTTTATCATCTATTAACTGAGTTAAATATTGTCCAACTTCATATTCGCTTCCCATTTCACTAATCATATGTTTAATAGGCGATAGCATAAATGCGGATAAATTAGTACTAATTTCAGATGTTATTATCTCTTTAATCATTGTTCTATTACTATCCATTTTGATTACATCTTGTTGCATATTCGATGCTATATCCTGAAGGTTTTCATACAAGAATATAAGTCCATATAGTTGGTGTTCCTTGCTATTTACACTAAATATTTTACTATCATTATATTTAATAGTATATTTAACTAAATCACCATAATCTCTATGATATATACCAAGATTTTTACTAGAACTTTTAGAATAAATAGTTTGGATTTCTAATCCTCCAGGTAATATAAAGGTACGATCCCCAAATATACTATTAAACTTAGAATTGAAATGATCTTTAGCTACATCTATTTTTCTATTTTTACTTTCTATGTATTTATCATCATAAAGTTCCCAGTAACCTCCAACTTTAACCGCAAAATATAAGTCTGCGTTCATTACTTTTGCAAAGTCTTGTTTAGCTTTTAAAACTTTTTCAGATATACTACATCTCTGTTTTACTGTTGACTTTATTTCTACTATAATCCTTTTTCCATTTTTTAATTCAATGAATAAGTCTGATGTTTCTGAGTCTGTAAGTTTTGATATTCCTTCTTCAAACGCGTATATTGACTTGCAATTACCTAATAAATATATAATTAGAATAAATTCTTGTTCATTATCTTTTCCCCATATCCTTTTAGTTACGTCAATTTCCTTTAACTGTAACATTTCTACTACCTTTTTCCTATCTTCTTCATTTAAAAAACTCTTTATACTATGATATGCTTTAACCTTTTCCATTGGTGTCGAGTCCATATAATAAACCTCCCTATAATAAGAATATAAGATATAATTCTACTTAATTCTAGGATTTCCTTCTTTTTATAACATATCTCTCAACTTATTTCTATAAGTATTATTATTTGTTACTCTCATTAAGCTTTCTATCTCCCATTCTCTTGGTGTATTAGGAAGCTTCTTTCTAATACATAAATCAACTATGCTCTTTACCTTCTTAAAACTTCTCACATGAGTATGACCTATCCTAAATTCTTTGTTAGTGTTATGTACTATATATCCATCACTAACTTTATAGATGCTATATTCTTTACGTTGAAATATTCTCCTTGCTCCATATGTTTTATTATGATTAGGAACTTCTTTCATTAGATCATCATACTTATACAAATCTTCTGGTATCTCTGTAACCTCTGCTATTAAATTAGCATCAACCCACTTCAATTTCTTCACATTGTCACTTCCTTGCATTTTCCCAATAAAAAAGGATGCACATTAGTACATCCAGTGAAAGGGGTTTATTTTAAGAGAGAGTTTTCAGAATCGAACTGAAAAGTTTGGAGATTAACTGCTCCAGCACTCTCATAGTAGATAGAAGCACATCTATACTTCTATCTTTCCGTTAAAAATCTATATAATTAATATTAGGAGGTGAAAAGAGTAGGTCCTGCCACTAACCTATCTCTTTACAATACTATAATACTACATAATAAAGGGACATCAGTCCGAACTTTGTCCTAAGTTTGTCCGAAAAGTGTCCCTCTATTTTATATTTACGCAAATTTCTTATATATTTCATCTCTTAACATAGTTGGATATATAGAATTTAAAGCACTTACAACTAGTGAATTTCTTAACTCATAATATGTACTCTTACTAATATGCATCTTTCTTAATATTTCATTTCTGCTAATCCTAACTCTCCTGCTGCAATATAGAATTTCAAATAGTTCCTTTTGTTGTATTGTAAAATTATTTACAGCTATTTCTATTCTTCTCTTTTCTATTTCTAATTTTCTCTTTGTGTATTTTAAGTAATTTATTCTTTCTTCTTTCCTTATGATCTCTTGCTCTACACTTTTAGAAATATTATATGTTTTTCCTTTTTTTTCACTATCATAGCTGATACCTGAACAACCTACATATTCATTTTCTATTTGAGCTATTTCTAAATCTATCATTTCTATATCATTTAATATTTTTTTATAATTAAATAATCTACCCTCTGTTTTTTTATAATAATTGTCAAAATCTTCTTTTGTCACGTATATTCCCCCTTGGTGATTATATGACTGCTATATATAGTATTCTTCTAAATCTACTTGTGGTGTAAATGTTTTACAACCGCATTCACATTTATACACCTTTCTATTTTTTATCTTATCTATTTCTACTGTAATATCTAATTCATTTTTAACAACTCCACACTCACTACATCTCAAGTCCATCGTATCTTTATCCTTTGCTACAAGATATATTACATTACCTTCTTTTATTTTTCTCATTCTCGTTTCTCCTCCTGCTTTTTATTACACTTCTTCCTTTTAATTAACGGATAGTTTAAATGGTTATAAGGTTTATAAATCTCGGGATTTCTTTCTAACCTATATAATTCATTTTTTTAAGTCCACTATTCAGTGTTCTCCTACCACAACTCACTATAAATAATGTATTATCTAAATTTCATATTCTGTCAACTCGCATACCAGTAATCTCTTTTATTTGATTGACTTTTTCTAGTTTTGTATTTTATTTTATAATGTCTATTTCATATGTCATCTCAAAAATTCTATCAATTTTCATTTCCAACTTTTTTATTATATCCTTTCTTACCCATTTTTATCAATTCTTAAAAGTTATTGATTTATTTTGTAATATTTTGTCTCTTTTATATCTTTACTCTTGATATTTACAAAGTATTTAACCTATTAAATAGTTAAAATGGTATCTCATCATCATCTATAGCTTGAAATCCTTCTGGGTCTAATCCTCTTGGTGGTTCATAACTTGGTGTAAATGTTTGATTATTTTCTTCTGATTTTTTTATGCTTTCTAATGCTTGTACACTTTTAGCAGATACTTTTGTAATACTTCTTTTTTCATCATCTTTCATGTATTCTTCTTTTCTAATACTCCCTTGTATTGCTACTAATCTACCTTTACTTATGTAATTATTAACAAAATCAGCAACTTTACCAATAACTTCTACTGGTATAAAATCTACTGGTATTTTACTTTCTTTATCCTTGTAATCTCTATTTACTGCTATTGTAAATTTTGAAGTGCTTGATCCACTTCCTGTAATAACTCCTGGTTCTGGGTCTTTTGTTAATCTTCCAACTAATACTACTTGATTCATGCTTTTACATCTCCTATGCTATATTTTTAAGCTGTTTTCTTAGCTTCTTTTCTCTTCTTCTTCAATTCCTCATACTCTATCCAGCCATATTCATCACCATATTTAATGCTTTTTTGTACCCATTTGAGTGTTTCTGGATAAAGATAATCAAACATCTTTTTTCTCATAATACCTTGCTGTGTTTCCATGCCCTTCACATCTATATACTCAACTTCACCATTGTTATGATAAATAGCAAAATCAACTGTATAAGTTATAGCTCTATGTGTCTTACCATATTTCTTAAAGCTTGGCTGTAATTCAAATTTTTGTTGTAATCCAAAGTCTTTTATTTTACCTTCTTCTTTTAGCTTTTTAAGGTGTAAATAATATTCAGCTTCATGTTTACTATCAAATTTGATTCCATCAACTTCAACTTTTTTATTTCCATATTTATTTGCCATTTTATGCTCCAATCTCCAATCTATCTGATATATCTAAGTTTTTATAATATTCAAGTTGTCCTTTATTTTTCATGTGTGTCATTACATCGCTGCTGCAAGTTCCAAGTAGTTGAATGGTGTTGAATCATTATAATTAATATATTTAGGTTTGTATTGTTCGACTGTGCTGTATTTATGTTTCATAATATTCAATCCCCCTCTTTGGTCCAGTAGAATTTCATCCCCTGGAATATTTATAATTAATCTACACATACTATTACTGTTTATAGACTTACCGATACATGTAATATTTACACCGACTCATAAATAACCTTATCAGAAACGATAGGGTTATTTATTTTTTAAAAATTCCCCTGGAATAATTTATTTCAAACTACACATACTATTAGTAACTTATCGATACATGTCACTTTTTAACCAACTCGTATTAACCTTATCGGAGACGATAGGGTTATTTATTTTTTAAAAATTCCCCTGGAATAATTTATTTTAAACTCCACATACTATTAGTAATGACTCATACTTTCTTACCGTATTTGGATATATAGTATTTAACCTTATCATCAATGATAAGGTTATTTGTTTTTTCTAGAAATTTCTGCTATCATAGTTGCACAGTATCCTTAATCAAATTTACCTTTCTGACTTTCTAATAAGATTTTTTCTAATTCATCTGGAGCGTATCCAGCAAATGAATTATTTACATTTGCTCCTGCACCTTTTTTATATGTTTTTTGTATATTATTGTTATTTTCGCTAACACTATTAGTAAACCTATTTTGTAACTCAAACGCTTTGAGTTCTTCATAACTGGTTACATTCTTTTGTAACCAGTTATTTATTATGCCTTTAAGAAAATTGAATTGTAACTTTCCTTTATCAGTACATATAACTAATGCTTCTTTAAAAAGTTCTACATCAATTTTTTCTGATATTTCTTTAATCCATTCTGCTAATCTTAAATAGTTTTCATATGTAGGATCTTCTTGTGCTGCTGCATTCAAAATTTTATGTTTATTTATTCCAACGCTGTTATACATTTTGTTTCCCCCTTAGCTGTTGAAATTACCCCACAAGACTTGTAGGGTAATCCCCTTATATTTTTAAAGCTTTAACTTGGTATTTCTAAATTATTTTCTCTTGCATAATCTATAACCATTTTCTTGACTGGTTCTCCACTAAGAGAATCTAAACCATGTTCAATAGCTCTTAAATAAGTGTCATAAATTGTAGTCCTTTTAAACTTACTATCTTGATTTTCTTTTACTATCCTTTCAAGTTCATCAGGACTATACTTATCTATCCTACTATTTATGTTATGAAATCTTGTCCTAACTTTAGGTATAAACGCACTTACATTATTTTTATGTGGTTTATAATCCTCTTTTATAGCCTTTATAAGGAAACCTACAACACTTTTACAACCTGTATTTTTAGTAAGTATTAATTTTTCTTCTAAATAATCAATATCTTTATTAGTATCTTTAAAAGCATTATGTATTTTTAAAAGTTCTTCTTCTGATAAATTAAAATAAGATTTTATTTTATCAACAACCACCACGTCACATTCTAATTTGTTGTTGTTATTATTATTATTGTTATTGTTATTATTATTGTTATTGTTATTCCCCATAGTCTTTCCATACTCTATTGATACAGTATCTATAGGGTATTCATAGGGTATAGATAGGGTATCTATACTGTATTCATATTTATTACAACTATCTATGAATAACTTTAAGAATTCTTTGTTTTTAACTTGATTTAACTCTTTTTCTATGCATTTCTTTACTTTAATACTGTCTATCCTATTATGTTTTATCCAATTCAGTATAATTATCTCTCTTGTTTCATCGCTATATTTTATTTTTCCGTATTCTTCAAATCGTTTTAAAAGTTTATCTACTGTTTCACGATTATAACCTGTTTCAGTTTCGATAATTCTTTTAGGCAACTCATATATGCCACACTGACAAGTTTTACTATTAGTCATTAGATAAATATAGAAATACTTTTCTTCTGGTGTAAGCTCCAATACAAATCCATCTTGCCAGAATTCAACGTGTATTTGTCTAAATTTTGCCATTATCTATCCCTCACTTTTATGTATCTAATTAAATCTTCTACCGTTCTTAAGTTGTTTGATATAGTTTCCCTATAAGTTATATATTGTTTACTTCTTATAGACTCATAAAGCTCCAAAAACTCTAATTTGCATTTTATATATTCATAATCTATTGAAATCCATGGATATTTTAAATTCCATTCATTTATACTTTCTTCTAATTTCATTGATGAGCTTTTTAAGTTATTAAATTTTTTGTATGATACTACTAAATTATTAGGACTAGAAGAACCTCCCATACTTCTAGGGAATATGTGATCTATTTGTACATCATCTTTTGATAACTCTAATTCAGTGTAAAAACACCTATCTCCATCTCTCCACTTTACATAGTCATAAGTTGTTATTTTTCTTTTATTTGATAAATCATTCATAATCTCAACTCCCTCTGTTGTATATATTTATTTCATAAGGAAGAGAATTAACTCTCCCTTACTTTTAACTATGCTATTGATATCTGACCGTCTATATTATCTTCACTTTCCGTAACTTCTGTGAACTCTACATCTTGTACATTTTCATGCTTTTTAGGTTCATAGTTTGCTATTAGTTTTAAAACTTCCTCTGCTTCTTCAAAGGTTAATTTATGTAGATCATATCCATTACTGTGACAAAACTCTTCTAACTTACTTGTATCTTTTTTAGTTTCAAAACTGAATAGGTCCTTTTGAGATGCTAAAGCTAATATCATATTCTTTTGTTTGGGACTTGCTGTGCCAGGCACTATTTCTTTTTCCGGTAACTTTGTATCTACTCCCATTTCACTTGCATCATATAACCCTTGTAAATCTTCTGGGAATGCTTCTCTTAATGCTGTAACCATTGCACATTTTCTAATCATTACCATAGGCATTGTTTTCCATGTAGACTGCGACTTTGAATATTCCTCTAAACTTACTACTGACTTTATAGGAAACTTTTTATCACTTGTGTATACTTCACACCACCCACCTATTAAAGTCTCTCCTGGTAACTTTAAAGAACCTTCTCTTTCGTGCGTATTACCTTCTTTATCAACTGTAACGATTCCAGCTTTCATACCTTCAAAGTTTGGATTTCTATATGCTCTTTTTACAAATACATCTTTACCAACAACTATATTAGCTGGACTTGTACCAAATTTTATTAAATATGCTTCCCTTATAAAAGGATTCAATTTCTGTGCTTTACATAACTCTATAAACATCAATGTTTCTTGCTCTGTAACTGCTCCATTTCCACTTGTAAGGTAATTCTTTACTGTGTCTGCTGTAAGTACTTGTCCACCTTCTAAAGTAAATTCTGCTAGTGCTAAAGCATTATTATTTTTATTCATTTGTTTTACCCCCTACTTTTTAGTTTTTGGAATAATAAGACTTGTCCCAGCTTCAATATGGCAACCTTCTATCTCTATTCCTGCTTTTATTTGTTTTTTAATAAGATTGCTATCTACTTTTACAGTTGTTGTAACTACTTCTTCTTTGTATATATTTGGTATAAGGTCTATATCATCTATTTTTAAGCTTCCTGAATTATTTCTTATTGATATTTTTCCCAAATCAGTTTCAATCTTTGTTGTACCTAATAACTCCATGCTATCTTTAAGCATTGATTTAATATTTTCTTCTTTCTTCTTAACTTGTTTCTTTAGGTCCTGTAATCTCTTAATTTCCCCATCTATAGCATTAATTTGACTATCTATATTTCTGAATACATGTATAAATCCAACTGACTTATTTTGTATTTCATTTCTAATTATTTGATTAGCTTTTACTAAGTTCTCTGCTAGATCTTCTTCTCCAGCTTGTAAATATTCTTCTATTAAATTATCTACTTCTAAAAAGTTAGAAGTTAATTGATATAATGAGCTCATTTATATTCCTCCTAAAATGTGATATAATTTACTTGATACAATTTACTTAATATTTTTTAATTGGACCTCTGCAAAGGTCATTTTTTTATATAACTCCAAGATAAGGTATGTTATCATTCATAGCCTCATACAATATGTCATATTCCTTTGTATCGTCTTTTAACATTAGTTCAATTTCTTGTAGTTGATATTTCAACCAATTTATCTCATCTTTATTTGCAGATTTATAAACTTTATGAACTTCTGCATCATCTATATTATTTTCTAATGCTTTTATTCTTGCTTTCATACTGCCTATAACATCTTCTAATATCCAGTTACTCATTTTTCTCACCCTTGTTCGTATAATATTTTTTCATTCTTCTTTTTCTTGCACATGGTTTACATTCATATCCAAAACCATTTTTATAATTTTTATTTACATAAAAGTTCTCTGAATTAGCTTCTAGTATCTTTTTGCAGGTACTACATTTTTGATAACCATATTCTTGTAATGTACCTCTTACAAATCCTTTTCTGTGTGCAAAGTTATAAAGTTGCTGAACATCCATATTAAATTTATCTGCTATATCTTTTACATCGTTAAAAGGATTTTCATACATTTCTTTTAATTCCCATAACTTTTCTTTAGTTAATTTCATATCTCCACCTATCTAGTAAAACCTTTTAACTTTCCATCATGTATAATGAAATACAGACCTAAACTCTTAAAATACTCACACTGCTCAAGTGTTATACTTTTTATATCGACTATTTTTAAATCCATATCTTCTCCCCCTAATTTAAGCTCTTCTCAAGTTCTTTCTTTTTATTAAGTTCTATTGTCTTCTCAAGTCCTCTTTTTAACGCTTCAACATATTCAACTGGCTTACAAGCTATAATTCCTTTTGCCAATCCTTCACACATAATATCTTGAAACTTATCCATATTTTCCGGTGTAGGATAATTACAAATTACAGTGATTTCCTTTTTAGCCATCACCTCACCCCCATATAAATACTTATGTTTATAAAAATTTGTCCTATTCAAATTCTTATTTAACTAATTCATCTATTGTAATTCCAAGATAATCAGCTATAGCTTTTACTGTATAAACTCCTGGATTTAAATTCTTACCTTGTGTGATTTTATATATGTTACTTACTGGTATATTCGCTTCTTTTGCTAACTTATGTATGCTCATATTTCTTTCTTCCAACAATTGATTTATTTTGTCATCTATTGCCATCTCATTACTCCTTTTGATATAATTTTTTATGGAATATTTTCCAAATATTTATGAAGGACGGTGTTTTTATGTGGTCATCTTATGGAGTAAAATTCAAATGTCCAACTTGTAATGAAACTTTTACTGTTAGAACAAAATATCTATTAGATAAAGATTCTGTCACTTGTTCTTGTTGCGACTATAAATTTCCTGATGAGGTTATATCTAACATAAAAAAATCTATTCAATATGCTTCTAAAGCATTTGTTTTTGTTAGAGATAATGATTTATCAAATAAGTTAGAATTTGATTTTTTAACTATTCCAAAGGAAGATTAAAGTCATCAACCTTAGGTATTGAATTAGATGTATGCTTCTCTTGAACTTGCCTTTCTTGAGCAGTTTTATTTCTGTCTAATTTCTTATAAGCATATAGTGCGTGTTCTTTTATCATTCTTGATAATTCAAACTTCTGCATCCTGAATCTATACAAATCGTCATCACAATCTTTTATACAAATACTTTTAATTTCTCTCTTGTCTGAATCTTTTTCAAAGTTGCGTTCAATAATTAAATTTTTTCTTGTTTCCTTTGTTGTTAAAATATTTTCATCTATACTTTCTATTAATTCTTTAATTGATAAGTTGCATAATTCGTTCATACCTCTACCTCCTACTTTTCAATTCTTTGGTCTTCTTTAAATTTAGGTAGCTTATCTTGTAATTCTTGTTTTGTTACAGGTACGCCTACTAATTCAACAACAGCTCTATCTCTTGGATTACCAAATAATGATGACCCTATATCATTCAAACGTTTTTCAAGCTTTAAAAAAGCCATTCTTTTACTAGTTGCTTTTTGATATAACTTAAAATCTACTCTCTCTGTTGAAACAATATATAAACAATCTCCAACTTGACTATCTAATTTTGCATTGATTAAATTGTTAACAGTTACATCTAATGCTTTTGCTAATTTTTCAACTTCATCAAGTCTTATACGGTGCTTAACATTCTCGATATTACTTAATCTACTTAGTTTTATTCCTGATTTTTTAGCTAGTTGTTCTTGTGTTAATCCTAAAGCTTTTCTTTTATCAACAATGTTTATTGCTACATCGCAATAAAAGTCATATCCTATTCTTTCTAAAATACTATCTCCATAAAATCTCATATTAAATTACCTCCTAATTAAAAGTTATTTGTCTAACGTTATCTGCAACTAAATGTAATTGCATATTTTTAAGTTTTATGTCCTGTTCAAGTGCATAAGGTAATCTATAATTACTAACTATCTCCATTGCACTATCAAACTGACATCTTTTTATTGCTTCATATCTATTTACATCAAATTCTCTTTTAATTTGATTTTGAATATCTGAATAAACCTTACCTCTCAAAGAATTATCATTATATGCTGGAGTTTTATATCCGCCTAATGCTTTCGTTCCTATTTTTCTAACAAGTGCTTGTAATTCTTTACATTCCACTTGGAAAAGAGGTATATCTCCTTTAAAATCTTCAAACTCATTTTTTACTTCTTCTATCTTATGTTCCTGTTCTTTTATTGCTTTGAATTGTAATTCTAATAGCTCCATAGGACTTAATGGTTTTACTGGTTGTTGTAATTTATTTTCCAGTATATTTATGTATTGAATTGTTTTAGCTCTTACCACTGCACTTTCTTTATTTAATATTTGCAGTGCTGCATCTCTGTTTAGAGAATAGCAAGGCTGTTCTTTATTTTGAGAATTTATATAAGATGACTGTACAAAATTGTACTGTCCTTCGAATCCTGCATTTTTTAAATCTTCAATTTCTTTTCTTATGTCTCTCATCAAAGTATTGTGTTGCTTTATATTGTCATTACCTTCTTCAATTCTGAATTTATTGATCATATCTACTAAATCCACACTACTAATTCTTACTTCATTTTTTTGAATTACTTCATAACTTGCTAGTAAACTGCCTTTCATCTTTATTCCCCCTTAATTTATAACCATTTTGGTTGGTTTGTTGTTAAAAAAAATTTCTTCTGGATTTTTCTTTAAAACATAAGCTATTTTAATTGCTTCTCTTATAGTAAATTCAGTTTGCCCTTGTTCTTTCTTTTGATAAGTAGAATAAGGCATTTCAATTAATCGAGCTAATTGTCGTTGTGTTAATCCATTTTCTGCTCTGGCTGCTTTAAGCTTTCTGTTCATATATTCACCTCTAATCTCTATAACCATTTTGGTAAGTCATTTATATTTCAATAATACTACCACTTTGGTTGTAAGTCAACCGTTTTTTATTATTTATTTTTAATTTTTGGTTGATTATATATATTTTTTGGTTGATTTTCACTATAATTTAAATTAAATAACCATTTAGGTAAGATTTTTAAATTTAATATGGAGGTTATACATGGATATGTTAAGTAATAGATTAAAACAATTGAGAATAGAAAAAGGTAAAACACAAAAAGAAATGGCAAAAGATTTAGGTACTACAGATGTATCTATTGGAAGATACGAAAAAGGAGAAAGAGAACCAAAAACAGATATGTTAAATGCTTTGGCAAACTACTTTGATGTTACAACAGACTACCTTCTTGGTCGTACAGACGAAAAAAATCCTAAAAAAGAAATCAATAATGCTACAACTATAGCCGCTCATAGACTTGGGGATATTGAACAACTTCCAGATGATGCAATTGATGAAATAAACAATTATATAGATTTAATGAGATTAAAATATTTAAAAGATAAAAAGTAATGGGAGTGTTGGGGGAGTATGGATAAATTAGAACATCTTTTACAAATAGCAGCCGATGAAAATATCTTGTTACATTACGATGATTATATCCCCTATAACTTAGAAGGGTTGTATGTGAACATAAAAGATGTTGGTCCTGCTATTTTTCTTTTAAAAAAATTGAAGCAAAATAAATCTAAACATATTGAAATATTAGGGGAAGAGCTAGGTCACCATTTCACAAGTGTAGGCGATAGTATTTGTAATGCTTCTACATATAGAGATAAATTAAATATACTTAAATGTGAAAAGCAAGCTACTGATTGGAGTACTAATCATATAATCACAAATAAAGAACTAACTAAAGCTCTAGAGCATGGATGCAATTCATTTTATGAAATATCAGAATTTCTAAATGTTAATGAACATATAGTAAGAGATAAATTTGAGTACTTAGCTAGAAAAAGTAGTACAGGCTATATTCAGTTAGGTAGTTATAAAGTTATACTTACTAATCTGCCTAATATTTATTTGTATAAGGATTTATAG